TGTGCTACCCGTTGCACCATCGTTGCCGCTCAATCCAGTAGCACCTGTTGCGCCAACATCACCTTGAACGCCCGTTGCTCCTGTTGCTCCATCAATGCCGTTTACACCAGTAGCTCCAGTTGCTCCATCGTTTCCAGCTACACCTGTAGCTCCTGTAGACCCGTCATTTCCAGAAACACCCGTTGCGCCAGTAGCACCCGTTGGCCCACCACTCGGCCCAGTCGCTCCTGTTAATCCAGTTGCACCTGTCGCGCCATCGCTACCAACATATCCGGGTGCGCCAGTTGCACCAGTAGCACCTTCTCTTGGAGCATTAACCTCAACCCATGTATTGTCATACCATTGGTATTCAATCAGAGTATCTGTATCAACCCAGCGTTGTCCTTCAAGTGGAACAAGTGGTGGAATAGGATTGTTCTCGTCGTAAATTGTATTGATGCCACTTGCGCCTTGCGGCCCAGTTGTTCCCGTGGCTCCAGTAACACCTGTTGCTCCTGTAGAACCTATCAATCCAGTTGCTCCTGTGCTTCCAGTTAGACCTGTAGCACCAATGCCACCATCTCCAGACAATGCAATTTGCCAGTCAGAGTATGTTCCTGCGCCTTGAGTTTTATCAATGTAAATTGTTACAAAATTGCTTGCAACAGCAATAACATTTCCTTCGACCCAATCAAATGGATATGCAGAATTAGCAACCGCACGAACTCTTGATCCGTATGTCCAACCTACTGTTGCAGGCGCATAAAAAAATGTTTTAGTTCCAAGTGAAATTGGAAAAGATGTAAAACTTTGCCTTGTAATTACTGGAGTTATGCCGCTTGCGCCTTGCAAGCCAGTTGCACCAGTTGATCCCGTTGCGCCAAGACTTCCAGTTGCGCCTTGATTTCCCGTTGCTCCAGTTGCTCCAAATCCAGTTGCTCCCGTGCTTCCTGTGGCTCCACGATTTCCAGTTGCGCCTTGTGTTCCAGTTGCTCCTGTTGCACCGAATCCTGTTGCTCCCGTAGAACCTTGTTGGCCAACTACACCAGTTGCGCCTGTAGCACCTGTTGGGCCACTTGCGCCAGTAGCTCCAATGTTAGGATAATTGCAGTCGTATTGTTGCCCCGGCAACAGACAAGGATTAGGAGCGCACGATTGAGGCGCAGATGTCCAAATTACTTTTTGAGGCATGATAAAAATATAAGCTGATGAAGTGGCAGGGTCAACTTAATGACCCTGCCACCGATACCAACTTACATTAAGGAATCACACAAGGTGTCGGATTGCCATCAAATGGGCAACGCTTGTAGACAATAGCGCACACGTTTTGTGGGCGAAGTGGCTGAATAGCGCGTTGGATTTGATAGATATGCTGACCGAAGTCACCATACAGGTTACAATCGTTGTCGCGGAAGTAAGTCCACTCCAGTTCGCCCATGGCGAGTTGAGGAGCGAATTTAAATGTGCCTTCGCCAACATAGTTTTCTGGAACAAGGCGTTTGAACGCTTCACCAGCGATAACGAACATGACTTCGTATGGAGCGGCAACCCAAGCTGGGTTGCGGCGTTGAGCGAAACCATTCGTAACGGCAGTCGAAACGATTGGGTTGACCAGAGTCAAGACACCAGCAACGTTTGCAGTGGCGCGGAGAGGCTGTTGGTCGATACCAAAAGCGAAACCACGATAGCCCATGAATTGATAACCACTGATGGACTCTTCACCGAGCTTGAAGCTACCAGCGGAGAGATAGAGAAGGTCTTCCTTGACATCAGCGTCATTGCGGAAGGTTTCGATCTGATCGGCAGAAGCAAGAACTTGGAAGAACTCGCCATCTTTCGTTGCGAAAGGTTCGGCAAGCATCTCTTCGCGGAGGAAAGTTCCAATGCGATAGAGGGTCTTGAAGTTCATTGGCGCATCAGGCACTTTGTTAGCAAACAAGGTGTTGATCTGCTGCATATCGCCAGTAAGGTTGTTGGCGAAAGTGTCGGTAGAATCAACAACATACTTGATACCACATTGAATCAAATACTGATAGCGGATGTCAGCGTTGATGATCTGAAGGATCGTCTTCTCAAGCGAAACTTGAGCTTGAAGATAAGAACCTTTGAAGGCAGTGCGAGCTTGCTTGACGCAAACGCGTGGGCCTGCACCACGAAGGGTCTGAAGCTGGAACTGATATTCAGTCGAGCCAACCTGATCGGGAGTAGCACCAACGCCGCAAAGCGAAAGGTCATTCACGAAGGTAGGAGAAGCGAGCGAAGCGGCAGGAACTGCCATTTCCTCAACAACGCTACGAACAACGTCCGAAACGGAAGGCAGAGTGCCACCATCAATGGAGTTGATGTAAGGGGATTTGCGAGCAAGCACACGGGCAATTTGTCCGATGATGCGGTTTACGTCTTTGCTGGCGAAGTTTTGAACTGTCGCCAATGGAATACAATCGTTAGGCATAATATTTGTTTTCTAATTTAGTTTTGTTTGTGTTTTGGGTTTTTGTTCTGCTTGAACCGACCCGTTGTTTAGAAAACTTCGGGAACGACATTCAAGTTGCTGGAATACCATTTTCGTGATGTCACGAAATTGGTCATCCTGCTTTGTTTCTTGTTTGTTCGCCCCGGCACGCTGGGCTTGTTGTGCGGCCTGTAGTGTGGATTCTTTGACTTCCACGGAGTCACCATATACGGAATGGCTCGCCGAGATATTTACGGACTGCAATATTTTTCAAAAGTTGTCAACAATAATTTTATAAAATATTTTCAAAAAATATTTGACATAGAATCAATCGTCTCGTAGGTTGCTTTCATCTTACTTGAATCGAGCAGGGTTCAAGACGAAAAACATTTTCCCTTCTGGTAAAAATAAACCCGTCTTGGTGCTGCTCCATCAAGGCGGGTTTTTACTTGGCATGAAGCTCACGCGGTTCCCCAAAGTAGCTCGCAAAGGTGCTATATCTGTGAGCGAAATATGACAGAGACAATGGCGACGATCCCTTGGGTTTACTTGCCAAGTTTACGCACATGACTGGAATGATGAAGCCATGCCAATCAGTCACAATTATCATATCGTTGGTTTCAACAATATGATTTTTGAATACACGCCACAGCGATGTGGGCGAAGGTGCTATTGAGGGTGAATGTTGAGTGTTGGTGCGGCCCGATAAAGACAATAGCATTTATGTCGAAATGCCATACTGCCGATTCCTATACGGAATGAGTATTGTTCAAGACACTTCATCACCATAACAGGCGAAGTGTCTCTTGCCGCCAACCTCAAGCCTTCCAGAATGAGTATTGCTACATGAGTGATGCCATGATTTCAGACTTTGGCTTATCACTTTTTTCAATGTGTCGAACTTGGTTTAGCATATCCGACAATTTGCTTTCTACTTCGAGAATTTCGGATTCAAAGCGGAGTTTGTTGTCAACAAAAAAATCTTCTTGAATAAATTTGCTCATTACGGCAGCGCAATGCTCGCGTGTTGCAAAAAACAAGTAGCATGGTTCTCCAGAAACGATGTTGAGAGTAGATTCAAATCTGACCGCATCGTGTGGAGTGAAATTGATATTGACAACATCGTAATCGCTCATCCACCCACCTCCTGCCGCATGAAGCGCAGACCAGCGGGAATATCGAGCAATAATCTGCGGGAAGACGTGTTGGTAGTCCATTGGCAAGTCAAATGACATCTTCATTATTTTCGCCATGAACTTTTGATATGCGTTGCTGGCTTGCGCGTGTGAGCGATTAAGCATCACGCAATCCCAACCATTTTTTTCCCACGATGTCTTCCAATAGTTTGCGCGAGCAAATTGCTCTGCTTGCGGCAATGTCTGGATACTTTCGTAATATGAGTAGATTTTAGGTTTCATTAATACGATTTGTAACCAACGTGGAATACTGGAATTCCAAGATCGATGTGCGGTTGATGACCTGCATCTTTTGCGCGTTTGCAGAACGAAATGTCATCTGGAAAGAAAAACCCTCCTTGACGCTCGCCAATGTCAGCAAATACGCGACGATGGATCAGCATACATCCAGAACCAGTCCAATCTACAGGCACAATCTCTTCGGGATATGATTTGGCTTTTGATCCCAAATCTTTGTTTGAGCAAACAATTGAATCCGCGAGTTGGTTTTCAAAGTATGCTGCGCCAATAATAGATTTCCCACTTCCGATTAATCGATGGATAACATGACGCTGCAATGCGGAATCTTGCACGTTTTGTGCCGCTCCAATCGTTGACTTTGCCCATGCTGGTCTTCCAATGGATGGAACAATGTCATTGTCGATCAAAAGCAGGTATTTTGCGTCTGTCTGAAGGAACTTTTTAGCAAGCTCGTTTTTGCCATGATAAAAATTACCAGTTGTTGCAAAGTCAAAGCGGATTTTGTCTCGCCCAAAGTCAAGTGCCATGTTGATCATGGAAAATGCGGTAATCGGGTTTGTTTGCTTTACGGCAGAGAACCCAACGAAGATATCTCGACCAGCAAACTCTGTTCGGTAGCTCGGCAACCCTTCAGAAGATCGGGACTCTACAATTGGTTGCTGTAATGGCAATGTTTTGTGTGGTTCCTCTTCAATTTGTGGTTCTGGAACCGCATTTTCGATGGTTTCCAGAGGTTTTGTCTCGTTCTGTGTGCCAATATCAACATTACGATCCTCATTTTGCTCAGTTACCTCCTCTTTTGGCTTGCGTCCGGGCTTTTTTGCAACCTTGGGTTGATTTAGAGGTTGCGTAGGAACGCCATTACGCGCAAATGGATCAAAATTGTCCAATGCGTTCATTGTAATGCGTTCATCTGGTGATATTTTTACTTCCATAGTGTCAATTTATAACAAGTTTATCGTAGTTTATGCTAACTTTATAATAATTTACAATCCTGCCTCATCCAAACCAAGGTCAATTGCGTCTGCGGCATTCATTTTAATCCGATCAGACAAATTTGATGGTTTATTTGATGACTGACTTGTCACTGTCTGCTTTGGCAACTTGGAACTGCCCTTGAGCTTGTTGTTTTCGGAAGTGAGTTGCTTGATTTGATCCATGAGTGCGTTCTTTTGCGCCTGCTCGGTGCGTAGCTGCTCTGTAAGCACATGACTGAAAACGGCAGATGCAGCGACATTGGCGCGTTCCTGTGCCGTTGTAGGCCACAACGCAGAGTTGAACTTGGTCGCCAAGTCTCCAACCCGTTTATTGTGTTCCTCAACCTGCTTCAGTTGCTCTGGAGTTGCATTTTGCAGAGGCTCAACAAACCTTGCCCACGGGAGGTCTTTTGTAATCTCCTCCATGTAATTGTCAATCTGCTCAACTTCCTTGCCATACCATTCTTTATTTTGCGTTTCGCGTTGAGTTAGGATTTCTTCAGCGTGATCAGCGGCATGAGAAATTTCAGCTTCTTGCTTTTCCTTGAGTTCTGAAACATCGACAAGACCACGTTTGAGCCTTTCAGAGTCTGTCAATGGCAGTTTCTGAAATGCAGACTGTTTCCAAAAACTATCTGCAACTTTATCCGGGCCTCCAGCGTCTTCAATCGACTTGATTACATCATCTCCAGCACCATGCTTTCTTAAAATTCCATATATACTTTCTTTGGCACTTTGGATTGGTGCTTCGTATTTGCTTTGGAACTCTGGATCGTTTTTGATGTCGAAGATTGCGCGGAACTTTTTGAGTTCTTCGTAGTCTTGCGGGATTTCTTTCCGCTGCTCCGCTTCGGAGAGTCGTTGACGCAGAACTTCTGCTTCGGCGGCTTGTTGCTTGTATTGACTTGCAGTTTCTTGAAGTTTGCGCCAGTTGCTTTGGTTTTTCTCCGAGAGATTTCGAGGTTGCTCGATAGCGGCAATTTCTGGATCGATGTCGATTTTTGGCTCGACTGGTTGCTGCGGTTCTGGCTGAACATTGCTCTGACTCTCTTGAGTTGGTTTTTCGCCCTGCGTTTCCGTAGGAACAACTGAATCTTCAAGTGAATTGTCTGTATTTTCTCCAGTATCAGTAGTATTAGGTTGTTCATTGTTTTCTGTAGTTTCTCCAAGTGCTTCATCAAGCAAGTTGTCAATTGTTGCGCTTGTGGTTTCGTCGATTGGGTCTGAGTCAAGACTTGGGTTTCCAAATCCTGTTACGTCTGGTTCTACTGTGTTTTCGTTGGTATCTGTCATAAATTTATTTCGTTGATTTAGCTCCCGCACATTTCCATTTGCGGCGGCTTAAATTATTTGGTGTATTTGGATCGTTTTGTTTGCTTGCAGGAAGTGCTTTTTTAATGCCTAAACTTCTGGCGCAATAAGAATCGCCTTTACTGGTTCCCGGTGCTATCTTTGCGCCTTTCTGCCCATAGGATACTTTTTTAGTCCTGACAGTTGCTTTGTTCTTAACAATCTTAACCGACTTCTTGCCTTTTGCTGGTGCTGATTTCATTTCTTTTTTTCTGTTGTCGCTGATTGTTTAATTGCCTTTGCAGTAGGTGCGCCTTTGCTTCCAACTTTCCTCATTTTCTCGCCACTACCAGCGGCGATGCGTTCACGTTTTGCGTGGATGTTAGCCCACAATCCTTGTTGTTTAGTTTTTGCCATAATTACATTGCGGTAAAATTACCAGAGGTTGCGTCTTGGTTTTCCTCCATTTCAAAAGCAAGCGTTTGCAGTTCGCGAATAGCGAATTCAAAACCTTCTTTAAACTTTGCTTGCAACGCAACTTCTTCAATAGATTTACCATCGCACAACGGAATGCGTGAGCGGTAATATTCTATCAATTTATTACCAGATTTATTTAAATATTCCCGTAAGGTAACGCTATCTGCGCTTGTCCACTTCATAATTTATTATTTATTTGTTTATTGCAGGATAGCTTATCGCAACCCTGCATCAATGGCATCATACGACGACATTGGCTTTTTAGTCAAATTAATATCTTCTTTTTTAATAACGGATGCTGGATCAACTTTTTTTGCATCGCGTCCAAATGCGTTAGGAGTAGATGAGTTGTTGTCAAATTTAGCATATGCGTCTGCTGTTTCTTGAGACATACCTTCTCCGCGATCAGGTTGTGCTTCCTGCATCGCGTATTTCTTGTAGTTCTTCAGTGCTTGTGAGTTTGATCCGCCCATAGTGTTATTTTGTTTTTGTTGTTTTGGAACAGAAAAATATCTATCCCCAAATTTTTTAATTTCAAATCCTCTTTCTGCTTCTCCTTCTACCAAGTAATTGTGAGTTGGGTGACTTGCTCCTTTTAAAACAATATAAGCCTCACCAGAAGGAAGTCCATACTCTTTATATTTTTGGTAAATATTTTGATTGACAGGAGCAACTGAACCCATGTGTCCAAAATTTTCTCCCGGAGTTAAATCTGGCAGCATTCCAGCATCTTCTGCTGTTGCATAATCATAGTCGCTACTGTCAGCATTAAATTGTTTGTTTAAAACTTGCTGCCTATCTTTTTGCACTTCTGGAGAATATTGCGATCCATTTGTGCTTGCAATTGAGTTTTGACCTCTTGCTTGATAGTTAGCTCCACCCATATTATCCTGCTGTAACTGGTTTCGGAGGATTGGCGATTGCGTCAATCGTTCCAAGTTGTGTTGGTGCTGCTTGCTCTGTCATTTCGCCAACAGCCCTTGCCTGTGCAACAACTGGCCTGCGTCCTCCTCCTCCAGATGGCAATCCTGCTCCTGCCGCTGGTTGTAATTCTTCTGGTGGTGGCGTTCCGTGACCCGCTGTGAGATGATCAAAAGCTTGCTTTGCTGCCTGCTTGTATTGCGTCACTTGCTGCGAATTTGCACCTTTAGCTTCGGCTTGTCCAATGTGCATCATAAAATGCTGCAACGCTTTCATAAATGGCGCAACCATTTCTGGAGGCAATGCGCCTGCTGGAGCTTGCTCAATGAGCGGCATAAGTTTTTGCGCCATCGTATCAAGGTGAACAATGTCATTGTCTCTCGGAGAGACAGGAACGTCTTGTCCCGCGATGATAGATTGCAACTCGATAATCTGCTGGCGAGTAGCTTCAATTGCCAACGCTTCCACCTGATCTTTTGGAAGGATAACTTGGTTTGCAATGCTTTCACCCATCTTGCGTGACCAATCGAGCTTCAGCAACTCGTCTTGGTTGACTTGCGGATTGCCCATATAACGCTGGATCATTAGATCAAGCATCGCGTTGTCCTGCGCCTGCGTGTCAGGCAGCAACTCTTCCGCTGGACTATATGCCATGAGCAAGATGTCAGCAGGAGGAAGATTGCGTTCAAGCATATTCAAGCAACAGAAAATTGCGTCTTCATCCAAATGATCTGGAATCTCGAAAGGCACAAGGAACGATGGCAAATCCATCACGGAGCGATCAAAAGCATCAACAACTTCACGCCTTGCCCATGTCGCGCTTGGAACCATTTGACGAGCGATGTCAAGACGAGTTTTAAGTTCAGCGGCAGCCTTGACGTGTTCTGGATGACAGATGCCTCGTTGCATACGCTCAACTGCTTTGCTGTATTGTTTCGTCCAGCGCATTAGGATGCCTTCGCGGAGTTGGTTTTCAATAGCGGCAACGCGATTTACTTCAGATGCTGTGCGTTTCCCACCTTGCGCTTCCATTGGCATTCCGGGGAGGAACGTGCCAACCTGAATTTCAGCAAGACCAGAAATAAACTGATCCAGTCGCAGGAAATCATCAACATCCGCTGGCAAGTTTTGCGGAATGACCTCATATCCTTCCGCGATATAGCAGATAGGATGATGGACAGTCAGAGGTGCTGCGCCTGCCTTTGCATTCGGGCCTTTCTTGAGCAACAACATTCCTTTTAGGTAAACATTGTCCACAACAAGATTTCGAGCTTTGTCAACTGCAATATGCGTGTTGTAAAGGTCGCGTCCTGCACCACGGGAACCCATGAGATTTCCGTTGCCGATCTCGATGGCAAACAATGCGAGGCATTCGCTCATCGCGTTGTATCGATCAATCTGTGTGCAGATTTCGTCTCCGCTTTTATCGTCAAACAAAAATCGGCTAATCTTGCCGTGCGGTTCTTTCACCAGCAACTCGCCAAGCTCAACATACTTTGCGTCATTCTCGTAGCTTGCGCCATACGATCCTTCACGAATCCAGTCCTCGTAACGACGAGCGTCATCATCAGAATCCAGAGTTCTACCAGCGGGAATTGCGTTGTTTATTGACTTAATAAGATTCTTGATATGCCATCCTGCCATTGCTGCCATCTGCGGGTCTTCAAGGACTGGAAGCAATTCCGCAATCTGGTATCGGCGTTTCCTCGCCCAAATCGGAGTTGCATCAACTTCTTGCGGAGTTTCGATTGAAAAGAAAGTATAATCTTGGCGCAAGAATTCTGGTTTCCAATCGCGCAAATCGTCCCAACATAGACCACAAAATCCAAATGTGGTATTTTCGTGAACAACTTGTGCCACGATGTCATCGTGACCACTCCAACCACGGATGCACTTGGTAATCTCTTCGCGGAAAACTTTTGTCTTGTTTTCTGCGTCTACTCCTTCAACTGGATACTTGGAGAAGGTGAGAGTTGTAGCCTGCTCGATGACCTGCCTAAAAGGAGGTTGAATTCGACTAACCATCGTGGAAAGAAAACCAGTAGGACGATTAGAACGCCAATTTTGACCCATGCTTTCCAGCTTCTTTGCAGCGTATGGAGGTTCATTGTTGAGTTTCTTTTGAATCAGTTGATTCTTCCTATTCCTCTCGACATTCTGCTGTTTAAGCCTGCGATACGCAGAGTGCGCTTGTGACGCATCCTTGAATGTCCGCTTAACCTGCAAAGTATCTTTATTGACAACATCGTTATTACCAACGGCAGGATCAATAACATCCAAGTCAAGAATGCGAGGCTTGTCATAAGCGTTCGTAATGCGAGGTGATTTTGTCGCATAGGTATCCGTTACGATAGCGGGAAGTGGTTTAAGGACATCTGCCATATTATTTAATAGTCATCCAACAATGTTCTGGAAGAGAAGTTGCTTGAGAAAGTTTTGATTTGTCAAAGAAAATTGCACTGCGATTGTCATGCCTCATCAACTCGCATCCACCTAATTTGCTTGACGATCTTGTATCTCGACCATTGCGGATTGAAGCAGAAATGCGTTCAGTTGCAGAAACGCACGATCCGCATCCTCCTCGCCAATTTTTATTGTATTGACAACTCTTGCAAGTCTTGGCTCGTTGCTCGGCAAGATCATCCGAAACAAGGTTGTTAGCAGTCTTGGAGTTCAGAAGATTTTTAGCCCAAATCGTAATATCATTCAGCAAAGTTTGCTGACTTGTTTCTGGATGGATTGAAGTCACAACAACCATGTCAACTCCATGACAAAAATTAGGCCAGTTGGAACAAATGTAGCTATTAACATCTCCTTCAACGTCTCCAACTGACAGATGATTTTCGGCGCGATAATTCTCAACTGCTTTTAACAATCCCTCGTAAGAATGCGATGTCAATTTAGCGTCAGAGTCGTAGTAGTGCCACCCTCCCGGTGGAACCATACCGATAATTACTTTTGCCATGAGTTCAATCCTAATATTCTAAAGCGTTAAATTGTGCAAGCATAATTTATCATTTATGATAAATAAAGCAAGTATTTGCGGGTTAGTGCATCATATTTGATAAATAAATCAAGTTTCATTTGATAAAGTGTATCAAGTTATATGCAGTTATACTCTAAATTAGATATAATTCATTTATTCGCTAAAATCGATAAATTCTATTTTATCCACGATAGATTGCATTCCTCGATCCATTAATCGCGGAGTTTCTTTTTTATTTTCTACCATAGTCGCAGTTGATCCTGCGCGTTGTCTCATAAGAAATACCAGCATTGAAAGCGAGTCCAAAGCATCTGGTGATGGTTGCCGTGTCCGCTTAACATAATCTTTTTTACTTTCCACGCGAACCATGCCTTTTCCCTTTTGCATATAACGCCTTCCAGTAGCTTGCCGCACAAGCTGATCGTTGCGAAATCCCGGTGATATTTTGAGATACTCAAACTCAAGATACTTGGACAGACCAAACAGCAATTCAGTAACAACCCCGTTGTAAAGCTCGCTCGCCTTCTGTGAATCATCGCCAAGGATATGCGTGTCCGTTGCCGCCCAAGAATAGTTCACGCCAAGAACTTCATCTCCAAACAAAGTTTTTAACGAGTCATGGATTCCTGCGCCATTGCCAGTTCGGTCAACGCACAACCAGTTCGGAGAAATCTTCATGTTCTTACAAAACTTAATAATGTTGTAAGTTTGCTCCAGCGTTGCCGCCTTCGGAAATGTCATCTGCGAATCAAGTTGCAATACTGTTCTCGGAGTCTTGAATGGAATAAACTGGCCGCTCATAGGTGTCCACCCGTCAGAAAGGCCAAATCTTCCGAAAGAACACACAACGCTATCGTTTCCTTCCAGTGCCAAGTCAAACGCTGCCAGAGGCACTACAGGCCCAATAAACCGCACGTTACCCATCGCGTTATCAAGCATCGATGGTGTAATTATTGCCATGCTGATACCTTCCTGCGGGAACCAGCCACGCGCCATGGTAAAATATTCCGCAGTCCTCCCCTTGGCTTCGTATGCCGTGTAGCCTTCGTTAGTCTGCAAGCCGGGAAAAACAATTTTCTGCTCAATGACGTTTTCGCATCGTGCGGCATCAAGGCGCAAGACGTGCCAACCATCGCGTGACTCCCATTCAAAGTCATCCTCGCAATCAACCGATCCCCAACCTCGCTCTGGTTCGCACCGTTTGCCAAACTCGCTTGTCCTATCTTTTGGGTTGGATGCAGCAAAAATTTTAATGCGTCCCTTTGCGCCTTCGGTATCGGCAGCGGACAAAATGTTTTGCAGACCCTCCCATACACCAGCGGGAACTTCTTCCGCTTCGTCCAGCACAACATGAGTTCTGGACATTTGTCCAAATGTTGGATGCGGCTTGCCCGCTCTTGGACTTGGGTGGAAACCACGCAAAGTTCCTGTTCCGCTATCGCCTTTTGGGATAGCTACAAGATGAATTCCGTTTTTTGAGTCATTATTTGCCTGTATGCTTTTTACAAGTGTTTCACTACCATCAAATTCTGGTCTTACCAATGCAGTCGTATAAAACTTTTTAATAGCAGCAAATACGTTGCGTTGAGCGTGTTCAGCAGTAAGTGAAACAACCTTAATGCAAGTGTAGTGAGGGTCACGCATCCAGTCCAGCAGAAACCATGCCGCCGCACCAAAGGTTTTTCCCATCGCTCCAGCACCTTGTATAAGTAACTTGTCATGATCAAATAAGCATCTCCATGTATCCATCGAAGATTGTGGTCGCCAATCGTAAACCTGCTGTCCCCACAAAACAGTTGCCGCTGCCTCAAACTGATCCTTGTTAAGCAGTTCGTTTACAAACTGCAATACAACATTTTTTGCAAACGGCAAGTCTACTTTAAAATTACCAGTTGTATTTGAAACATTTGTTATAATATACTTTGCGGCAAGCAATATCCCGCGATCTTCATCAGTCGCGTTATCAACCTCGGCACGAATTTTTTCTGCCAAGGCAATTGCGTTTTTAACATCTGCTGTCAAATTAGTTCTGGCAATTTTCGTTCGTGAACCATTTCGTTTATGACTTTACGGACATGATACAATGTCTCAACGCAGCATTCTTTACGCTCGCCAGTTTCCTCGTCAATGTAATGCGTGAATTCGCCAGTATGGTATCGCACGGCAGACCGAAGTTCTTGATCAATGTCGTTCAATGTCAACAACGCATCAAGCCCAGCGCAAGCATATTTAAAATCCCACTCCTGCTCTGGCAGGTTGAATTCAAGAGTTGCTTTTGCTTCCATTTTCAATCCTCCCATCTGCTAACCAAATACGGACATTTGACAAGTCATCAAACTCCTTACTCCACTCTTCTCTGGTGATCTCTCCAGACATATACTTGTCATTAGATTTCCGTTGTGCTTCTGATCTTGTCATTTTACCTCCAGTCTGGGTCGTTGTCTCTGAACTCATTAATATCTTTAATAGCCTCAATAAGAATTTCGCGCAACCTATTCAATGCGCCTTCATAACTGCTCCAGTTTTCCTCGATGCGATCATAAACATAACCATGATGAATCACGCAGTATGTTGGAACTTGACCATAACTCCACTTGGTTTCAATATACCAATGGCAGTCACGATCTTTATGATGATCTTCTCCCATCAATGCATACCATTCCTGCGTCAATCTTGTGATGTCTTGTTCTATGCTCATATTGATAAGTTTATATCCTTCCTCAAATCCGCCTCGATGAATTTCTTTGCCATTTTCTTTCACAACAAAAACAGATGGTTTCCCGCTATGATCCCAAAAACTCGTTTTCATTGTCACTTTTTGCAAGAATCTGTCACAATTCGACAGATATGTGCAAGAATTTTGTTTATCCTGACTGCATCATGCACCCTGCACGAATTAATGCGCGTTGGATGAAACTCTCTTTCGCTATCACTCACCTCAACAGTATTCAAAATATCCAAGAATTCTTTGCACAATGATTTCAAGTCTTCAAGCTCATATCGGAGTTGATATGTTTCCTTTGGAGTCCAATCGGCAGGACATCCGCACTCTCCAGCATCATACGCATGGCACTTGCAGTCCTTGCCTGCGAAATATGTTTTAAGATTTTTCCTCTTCTTCTTCATATCCCATGTCCTTGTTTAGCCTCGCATGAAACGAATCCTCGCCATCGTCGCCAGACAGCAAGTAATCAATCCTCCGAATGTATGTCGCGGCAGTAAGAATGAAAGTCACGCCAAGCATAAACTCGTAAAGCGTTTCTTCCTTATAATTCTTTCCAATACGATCTCCCCACTCGTTGACCTCATTAGAATCGTTCTCTTGAACAATCCTCTCAATCTCATCAGCAATATCTTCCAGCTTATATTGAATATAATCCCAATGTCCTCCGCTCATAGTTTAAAAAAGTTCTGATCTAACCAAGTTACAGCAACCCCAGAATCGATAACATCTTTTGGCTCAATGCAATTGTCGCTGATTATTCCATTATCCTGCAATGCGTTCATCGCCTTTACTGGGTCAAGTTTTTCATATTCAATATATTGTTCAAGTGAATTCATCGTTTTCCGAAGATTGTATCGAAAATGTTCATTGCAGATGCATTGTATTTAATCGGTTCTGGATAATCATATTCCTCCTCATCATCTTCAAATTCTTGATTGAATCCAGACTCAAACGCAACATCCCAAGTTTGGTTAAACATTTTACGCAAGCCTCTTGCTGACATTGTTATTGTTCCCAACCCATCAAATGACGGATTTTTCTCGGAGTATTTTGCCCACAATTCTTTTTTAGTCATTTCAAACCTTCCTTCCATGCTTTTTCAAGCTCATCAAACGCCCCAGCTTTTAAAGAGTGTATTACATCGTAAACGCAAGAACGTAGGTGAATAAGTTGATCCATTGTCTCATCTCGCTCTTTGCAAAGTTTATTAACCTCAAGCATATTTTCTACTGCAAGCGTATCATATTTCTCCCGCGCCTCGTCGCGCTCTATGCAAACGCCAAGGTAGGCATCTACATTCTCGGAGTCTGCGGCTAAAATCTGTTTGAGTTTGTCGCGCTCGTTTATTAACTCAAAAATTCTCGCGTGAAAGTTTGTGGCATCTGCCTCTGCAATATCACGCTCTTGCTTGTATCTTCCGCACATTGCTGCCCACTCGTCGCGTTCGCGCTCCAGTCGTTCCGCTAAAATGCGTAAGTCGCCTGCACTGTAAGTGTATGGGTTTATGTATTTATCCCATGCCGCATCTGTCTCTGGTGTCTCACTCATTTCACGCCCTCCAATGCGTTTCTGGCAATAATTCCCATTTTTTCTCTGTCCGCGTAAATGTCTGTGCCATCAATAAATAAATCCTCGATTTTCATCAATGCCTCCCTTGCCTCGTCGCGCTCGCGCTCCAGTTGGATAATTTTTGACCTCGCCTCGCTCGCAATCATTCTATCTATCCAAGACTCCCGATGGCGATACCTCTGCCACGCCAAGTTGAGCATCCATGCTAATGTAATGGCGTAGTTGAGAGGATATGCCGCCATCACGATTTCCCTCGTCTGGTAATCCCGATAGCAAGATTTCATCCAAGGCTTTGTTATGATGTTTTCAGAGACGCGCTCAAAAATGAAACGTTTAATGTCACTCATTCCGCGCCCTCCTTTATCCGTTCCACCCCATTTCGGAGTTCAGATACGATTCCAAACTTGTCGTTTTCAAAATCTATTTCAGCTAAAGAAATAGCTCGCAACGCAATATAGATTAACTCTTTTACTTGCTCCTTCGCCTCGTCGCGCTCGCGTTCCATCCTCGCCAGTTCCTCGGTTGTGCGGAGTTCAAGACCAGACAACCTATCTGCAAGTTGCGCTGCATCTTTCCTTGCATTGTTTCGCTCGCGCTCAAGTTGGCGAGCAAAAATAACAGGAATGTAAACAGAACTTGATTCATCACCACAAGTAGTTACTGAATCTTTGATTGTTACTCCCGAATATTTTTCTACTTCATCTATTTCTGGCGTATTTGATGGCGATGAGAAAAACTCCGCTACGGGATTCTCGCTGCCCTTGGTAATTTCAATTGTCATATATTTATTAATTCTATTCCGAAATCTGCCGCCAGAAGAATTGTTGATTCATCTGTTGGATAGGTTTCTCTGTAGACGATACGCCTGATGCCATACGATGCAAGAGATTTTAAACAATTATTGCACGGCAGCGTAGTAGACGCAATCAACCGACATTCATTTGGCTTGACATGACGCAATGCGTTTTGCTCCGCATGGACAACATACTTCCTCCTGCGCTCACGATCACTCCAGTCCTCCACCATGTGCGCTGGGAATCCATTGTAGCCACAAGCCGCAATCGTGTTGTCATGCCTCAACAACACAGCACCAACCTGCCTCCACGGGTCCTTGCTTTTCTTCGCAACCACCTCGGCAATGCCAAGTGCGTATTGATCCCAATCACTCATTGCATTCCTCTCAAAATTTTATTTACCGCCAGCAATCGCAACCGCTCGTTCTCATCAGCCAATGATTCATGCGGCAACAAGTCTGCATCGTTATAGGCAACCAATGCGTCAGGAGCAGCAACGCCAGTGTATGTGTTCTGCTCAACAATTGGAACGGAATCTGGAGCCTTGTCTTCACGCAGATACATTTCCTTCAAGTTCGGAGTTGTGCCTTTCGGATATGTCAAGACTCTTTTCTCCGTGTATGTCTCCTTTGCTGTGCCGCACGCGCACAATGCCAAGCAGGATGCAAGCAATATATTTTTCATTGGCAGGACTCGCACTCTTCACCGAGGTTGCAGGCTACTTGCTCGATCTTCACGTCATCAAAATCATCCTCAATAAAAGGAATACTTTTTTCTTGCTTGACTTCTTCTGCCTTGTCTGCCCTTGAAATCGCCTGCTCGTTGCTGTAGCTGCCGCTCGCGTAGCGTTTGCTTAACTTCTCCCTATTGGCGATAATGCAATCTTCAAGCGACATATCAAGCTCGTTCAATAGACCCGTCAGATAAAACAGGATGTCGCCTGCCTCCTCCTTGATGTTGTCAATGTCAATCTGCTTCTGGTAGACGCAATGCTTCTTGACGGCATCAAGCAACTCTCCCGCCTCTCCAGATACTCCTACTGCCATGTGCAACAAGTGCGCTTGCTGTGGTGTCAACTGCCTGACTATCTCCTCGCCCGGCTTGACGATTGAATTCACGAACTGCTGGTATGGTGTTGTATTACTCATGTGTGTATGTGTTGAAGTATGCTTTACCAAAACATCCTGACTCCGCAAGCTGAATCGTCTGACCCTCCTTGCCAATCCATGCGTCCAGCTTCTCCTTTGTCAACTCAATTGGATGACCATCATGCGCTGGGATGTCAACCCATTCAAAGATTCGCAATGTCCTCGCTGCTCCCAATGCATTCTTGATGATCAAATCTGGATCGTCGGTATGCTGAAGGCAGTTGTAAATCCAGCACTCATCGTAATCATCTTCAAAAACATCTTCACCACGGCATATTATTGAATCAATGCCCTTCGCGGAATACCTGTCGTATGTCCAATTTGGATAATGCAACGGGTCAACTACAAGCGAACGAGGTGCAAGGTTAATCGTCTTGAGCAGCATCGATGTTGGCCCACCACCAATGTCGATGATCCTTGCGCCTGCTACATCGAACGAGTAGCCAACTTGCTTCAAGCCCATGTAGCGAGCGTAGACGTAATGCTTCTGGTCTTCGTCGAAGGTATTGCAGCAATCACCCCAGTATTGCGATTCAAATGTGTAGTCACTCATATTTATTTTTAAGCTGGTTAAATTCTTCAAGTGCTAAATCAATGTCGTTAGCAATATGAAATTCGTTTTCATTTACTCCAACGATGGCCGCAAGCCTTTCAGCGCATTTGCGCCACTCATCACGCTCATTCTGGAATTTAATGCATATTTCAGCCCACTCTTCAACATCTTCAACCTTAACATAATGTATATTACTCATATGATACTTGGATAGAACCTCGTCATGGCATCAATGCCGTTGCCATTTGCATACCATCCTGCGCCTTCGTAGACATCAAGGACATCGCTGAAATACTTCTCATACATTGGTGCAACATTCTCCAGCGTGAAGTTCTCACCGAACTTGCGGCAGTCATATGGGTTGATGCAGTCGATATTTTCGACCGCATCCACAAAGTCACCCATCGTGCGGCAACGATAACCTGTGATGCCATGCAGGTTGTTTTCTGCGAATGATCCCCAGTCGGTTGTGATGGTAGGAGTGCCAGATAGCAGGTTCTCGATCTGGACACCGCCGAATGGCTCGACATACATCGATGGCAGGAACGATGCCCTTGCGCCTGCCATGAGCTTCTTGCGCGTTGCAACGTCTGCATAGCCCACATACTTTACATGGCTCGGTAGCTTGTAGCCTTCCTCCTTCTGGCCAGCGATGACCAGTTTGACTCCTGCACGCTCCGTTGCCTGTATAGCAACATCAACACCCTTGCCGCTGTAGACCCTGCCAAGGTAGAGGAAATAATCCTCCTTCGCGCTATTGAAGTCGAAATCATCGACATCAAAGTAGTTTGGAATGACGACATCATACCAATCTTGTCGGCAGCTACCAACCGATTGTAGACCGCAATACGCATGGTATATGGCATAGCTCTCCCATACCTTCCAACGCGCCCAGTGACCTCCTGCGTAGCCAATGCCGGGTTCAACGCAGATAAGGTCTGGATGAGCGTCACAGACTGGACGAACGCCGCTACCCCAGAACGGCAGGATAAAGTCATGCTTGCGCTTGCGCTTGCCAACCTCGCGGATGGCATTAGCGAAGAACGTCTGGTAGGCGTGATCGTTCATGTCGAACTTGAAGAAGGTTTTGCGCCAGTCATGCGTGCCGTAGGACTTCTTAAAGTCATCGTTGGTCAATACGCTAACGTGTTCCGTGCATCCAAGAATACTATCCTCATGCCCGTAGTGGATGACTTCGTGACCTCTGTTGGTCATCATCTTCCCGAATTTAACTACCTTCTGCGTATATGCACAAGCATTAAACTCCTTGCTTGTAACTGTGTGCGGTAAGCCTAATATGTGGAATCTCATGTTATTTATTTTTGATCTCTGTGCGTGTTAGTGCGTTATACATATCTGATGTTGATTCTCCCGCATGGAAACAAGCCTTGGCATCATCAATTGCCTCCTCCAGTGCCAGAATGTAGCAATTGTCCTCCGCTGCATTGCGACGAAGTGACTTTATGACGGAATGGAGGCTATGAATCTCATCCTCGATTTCCATTGTATATTGCTTCTCTGCAAGTAGTTCTATTTCGTTTTGATTTGATAACTTCATATAATCTGTGTAGTAGATAATGGACTACTTCTCGCCCTGTTCCAGCGCAAGTGGTTCAGCGTTCTCCAGTTCGATAACTTCACGCTCATTGCCGCGATTAGGAATAGTGAACGATAGCGTAAGGTTTTGATTGTTGTTGCTTTCAAGCTCGATCTTATCGCCATATTTCTTGGGAGCAATCTTGCTGGATGCCCACTTCAGAGCGTCCATGCGTAATCGGCCAATGCTTGCGTCATGTGCGCCAAAGGATTCGTCAATGATCATCTCGGCGTAATAGTCTGCCTGACGAACTCGCGCCCGTGCGTATTGATCACGAAAGCTTTCGTTGCTATCAAGCCACCTGTAGATCGTTCCTGCTGGTGGCATATGCTCATCAAGAACCATTTTTCGCAGTGTTTCACCATGTGCGAGACGTTCACAAATCTCATCAGCTATTGCTTGATTGTAAATTGTCGGTCTTCCACCTTTATTTTTCTCTTTTGTAACTTCTTCGCTCATAATCTATTTGCAGTGGGTAAAAATAAGTCTTGACGTGTTTTGAGTTGTTGTTATTATCTCGGAAACCGAGGTGTTAGTGTATGATGTTTCCTCGAAAGTAACAGTTCTGTTGCTATCTTCAATCATCGAGTTTCGCTGATTTCGATTTCCGTGCGTTCTTCTGTTTTGGTTTTGACTTTGATTTGCCTGAAGTCAACTTCGATGTCTTCTGGCGAGTCGTCTTTGATGAGTTTAGCGTAACGTAATTGGTCAATAATTGGCTTACAGCCTCCTGCGTAGTTGTCGCAGTCGAGTGGTCTGCAAGAATATCTTGTAATGCGGAGGTGAGTGCGTTGGCGGCCAGTTTCTTTTCCTTTGCGTAGTGGCTCCAGTGTTTGTTTAGGAGCGTGTTTAGCGAGGGTGTTAAGTAGCCCTTTATGATTAGGTGAATATGATCCATCTGGTTGTTCAGTGTAGCCAAGTTTTTTTAAAAAATTAATACTAATGCTCATATATGGTTCAGCAGTTCAAAGTTATTCCTTGGTGATCCATTCCAGCGAATTGATGATTGTCCGCATATGTCCTTGAGTCTGTATAATGCCCAGCAGTTTTGTTGTGCAATGTGTGCAGCAAGAACGTCAAAGTCTCCTTCATGATAATTTGTGTAAAGCGATCCTCTGTCATTTGGATTTGCAGCGCAAGATGGTTTTTTTGATGACGTTGATATTTGATAAGAATTTATTGATTTTGATCCTGCTCTTTTAACTTGAACGCTGATTGGCTTTGCTGGTGATTTCCAGATTATGCAGTCAGCTTTTTGAGCATGACCTATTGGCATGAAAACATCAAATCCATTTTTTGCTGCCTCAATAGCGAACATGATTTCAGACAATGTTCCAGTTCTTGCGTTGTCATTGCCTTTCTTTTCATCGCACTCCAACGAATACTCTGTCAGATCAAATAATGTTTCTTGCAGGCTAATCATTTATTATTCATCATCCCAAGTCCAAACATCATTTACATCTGTCAATTCTTCATATACTGAACTATTTTCTGAACAGGCTTTTTCAATTGCTAACTCCATAGCTTGTCGCGCAATTGCGCATTGATCGCCTTCATCAAGCAGATCGCTTACCGAAATTATTGCTAAAATTCTTTGATCAGAAAATATTTCGGTGAACATTTTCTTCATTGCATCGACATATTCGTTAGCCATGCAATTAGAAAGTTGTTCGATTAGTTCTTCTTTTTGTTGTTCTTGTTTAGTGTTCATATATTTATTTATGTTTTAAAATAATAATAGCGCAATCTTCTTTCTGCTTTTCCAATTATATTACGAACCCTTTCTCTGTGGCAATTAAGAATTGCCGCAATTGAATCCAGTGTCATTTTTTTATTATCATCAAGTCCGTATCGTAATCTCAATACATATTGATGTTCTTGCGGCAATTTGTTTATGAAGAAATCTAACTCTTCAAACCGCTCCTCTTCAATATCTGTCATATGTATGTATGTTGAGCGTTTGAGTGGATGCGCTCCCCCCAGTATCTACACCTTGTAGATCAGAACGGAATAGTTGATTTCAATTTCTCTTCGTTTATTTCAATATGCCTGTCAGCATGGTGTCTTGAGCATAGCCATATAACATCCAGTGGTTTTGAGTAGTCTTCGTGATGTGCTTGTGCTTTATTCCCACAAATACAACAAGGATGGCGATGCATTTTCCCAGACCTTAATGCATTTTTAACTGCATTATGTGCCTTTCTTTTTTCTGGATTTTCTTCGCACCATTTTTTATTTTGCAAATTTGATTTATTAACATTTTTTCCATCGCTTCTATATTTTCTTGATTTTTCTCTGTGTCTTTTTCTTTCGGATAAAACCCAGTTTATATCTTGTTCTTTATATTTGCGCCTGTTTTCTGAATCTTGTTTTGTGCAAGATTTGCATTTGTTTAAGTGTCCGTCTGCCATCATTGAGTGCTTGTAGAATTCAAACAACTCAAGATGGCGTTTACATTTGAAGCATTGTTTCATGCCTCTAATTAAAATCAAAACGGAACACTTGTCAAATCAAAAAGGAATTTGTTCATCGTCGTCGTCTTTCTTGCGTCCTTCGTATTTAGCCTTTGCTGGCGCAGATTTGCCCTGTGGCGCGTTTTGTTGTTGTTTGGGCTTCACTGATAGGCTGAAGAACTTCTTGCCGTCCTTTTTGGATTCCTTGATCCATGCGTTGATGTAGTATTCTACACCCTCGATGTTGAGGCTTCCGTTGTAATCGGAGTGAGAGTCCTGTTCCTTGCGTTCGTTTTTAAAGAGTGATCCGCGATTAGTGTTGTCGTATTCCATATTATTTATTCCCAAGGGAAGAGTTTGTGTGTCATTGTTGTGTTTGTTGTTTTGGTTTCTGCCAGATTTCAACGCCTGTATTGGTTGAGACGAGGCAAATTTCTTTGTTGTTTCGTTGAGCGTCTTTAATGGCATTATCCATCATCCACTTTTCGTGTGGCAGTTTATATCCATTAGTTAGCGCAACGAATCCGTTTTGTTCTGCGTATTCAATTGTCATTGTTTTGTTTGGTTAAATCATTATCTGGCTTGTGGAGCTTGCATCCCGCTGAGTAGATGTAAACTCCATCCATACCCATGTATCCCTCGCCATAATGGTTATCGAGAATCGGACAAGTGCAACCTGCATCGATTGCTGCCTTGCTTCCGGGGTTTGGTTTATTAGATTGTTCCATTTGCTTGTCCGATCCAGAATGCAAAGTCTTTTGGTGATAGTGCGTCTTCAGTGTTTTCCTCAACGATTGCCCAAATTGCTTTAGCGCGTTCTCCTCCGTCCAGTCCTTGCTCGATCCTGTCTTGAGCGTCTGCACCTTCTTGGAAGTCCTGCGGAAATTCTTCCATGAGTCTTTCAGCCAGTGGTGTCATTGTGATTGTCATATTAGTTATTCCGTTGAGCGAGTTTTGCATTGATGCGAGCGCAAAGTTCAGCGGTATCAAGGTAGCTTGCCTGTGCATAGCTTGAAGTATTGTGCTTTGAGCAAAGTTCACGCACCCGTGTCTTGCGAGTGCGCTTTAGGTGAGCTTTGATGCCGCTCTGTGTCTCCATGTATTTTGGCTCGTTCATATATTTATTGATTGTGAAGAAATGTTTTTATTGAATGCGAACAAATCTACAGCATTGCTAAAACGGGTCAACATTATTTTCAAAAAAAGCATCCCACTCCGCAACCGCATCAATAGTGGGTTTGCGGTCTACGATGTCCGCTGAACCGCTTGCAGACTCGCTGAAATTTTTTTCATATATTTTTCTTGCCTCTTGGTAGTTTTTCTCTGCCAGCGCAAATCGAGTCTGGATGCGGTTCTCCCATATTCCAATGCTTGTTTCGAGGAGCATGAGACAATGCTCGTATGCGTGATCTTTATTCATGGATTTCCTCAAAGCGTGAAATTTCTCCGCGCATTTTGACTGGCACGAACACGTCTCGTTGACCTCGGCGATTCTTATCTATGCGGATGCGTGATGTCGGTTGCGCTGGTGCTGTCTTGCGGTAGCCAGCAGGTTCTTTCTTCTTATCGTCTGGATGCGAGATAATGAGCAGGAAATCTGTGTGATGCCCGATTGCGCGTGATTCACGCACTGCTCCATCGTCGTTGAGTTGTGATGCTGTCAGCACCACGGAATTTGTCTTGAGTGCTGTGAGCTTCAGCCTGCGTGATAGTTCGCTCACTGCCTGCTCTCTATTGTCGGCGTTAGGCATCGTTACAATTTGTAGGTAATCGACCACAATTACATCTGCTTTTCCAAGTGACGCGAGCCTGTTTGCTTCCGCGATTATCTCACCAACCTCGGACATATCGTCGCGGATCGTAAGGTTCATCTGCATTAGTTGTCCGATTGCATTGGAAATGTCCTTCGCACTGGCAACTGTCTTCCAGTCTGACACTGCATTGATCTCACGCATTGGAACGATTGTCTTTCCAATCAAGTTACACGCCATGCGTTGCAGGATAGACTTCGCTGGCATTTCAAGGGAGAAGATCGTTACTGCCTTTCCCTCCAGCAATGCATTGAGTGCCGCCTGATACAACAAGATTGACTTACCTCCGCTGGTCTGCGCTCCGACAACGAGCATTTCACCTCGGCGCATTCCACCTCCAAGGTATTTGTCAACCTTTGGAATTCCAGTGGCAAAGTTTTCCAGTGGTGACTTGTTTTCTAAATCGTCAAGGAAATCGCTCAGATGCTCCTTTACGCTCTTTGAATTGGTTTCTGGCTGGATTGCATTAGCCAGCGCATCAGCGATTGCTGGCAGGTCTGCACGCATGGCGCAAACATCGTCATGCGCTTCCTCCCATGTCTTGATGGCATCGCGGTATCCTTTTGCCTTGAGAAGTTGTGAGCGATAGTCCGCTGCTGTCTCAACGCACATAGCTCCCGGTGCAAGTAGGATTGTCTTGAGCGTTTCGATTACTCCTTCCTTTCCTCCAGCGGAATTTAGCTTGCCAGTGGTTTCGAGGTCAGAAATAGCCCCCAGTGCGTTTGTTGATCCTGTCCGCTGGTAAACCCTTTCGAGTGCCTTGAAAATCAGTTTATGCTGCTCCAGAGCGAAAAGATCAGCGTTCCATGCGAGGTGCGGTAGAACCTCTGGATCGATTGCGATTAGTGATAATGCCGCTTTCTCGGCGGTAATTGCGATAGGTAGTGATTTCATGTATGTATGTATTAGCAAGCCCGTGAGTATGTCATCTCAACCTGTTGCTGCTTTGGTTTGATCCAGTCAGCTTTGAATGATTGCCATCCACGGGTGACGCATTCTGTCAGAGCATCGTTGAGTGTCAAGCCTGCAAGTTCAGATTCTTTTTCAATCATGTTCAATGCAGTTTCAGTCAGCGGTGCGCGTTTAGCTTTACGGACTTCGAGGAAGTCATTCCAGACCTGTTGAGAAACTGACTCTGGTTTTGTAAGTGTTGCCTTGGTGGGTTTATTGCCTTTACCAGTTGGTAAAGGTAATAAATCCTGCTGTGTTGCTATATTATTAGGTATTTCATTATTAGTATTAGGTATTTTGTTATTAGTAATAGGTATTTGGGTGCGGTTTTTCCACAGTGTGGATTCACCACCCTGTGGGAAACCCGTAGGGTGGTTTTCTGGTAGCTCTGCAACATGGAAATTGCCAAGAGTTGCGTTCTGTGCAAAGCGAACTCCGACATACCAACCGATAACTTTACCGCTGGCATCCTTGCGTTGGACATCCTCAATGAATCCAGCTTCCTTGAGTTGAGCTTTTGCTTTTGTGAACTTATCTCGACCCCATTGAAGACCAGTCATGGCATAATCTGATGTTGCATGAACTGCCGTGTTTTTCTGCCACTTGCGAGTGTAGGCGTAAAATGTGTAAAGCGCGATACAATCGCCGGGATTGTCCATCTTCAATAACCGATCAATTGTCGGTTTGGTAATTCCAATCAAGTGATCCTCGATTGATCCTTCTGCCATTGTATGGCATCTCTCGTATTGTTCTATTTTAAATTGCATAAGAAAAAAACCCTGTCTCAAGTGAACCTCCCGCGAGGAAACCCACGGGCATGAGACAGGGTAAATTGTTTGTGTTTTTGACATCGGGTTCAAGCGATGTGCTTCAAATGAAGCTACACTATATTAAGCGTATCGTGCGCCCTTGTAAAGCGAAATTCTCCTTGCGTGTGCGTTGTCGCGTGTAGCCATAATATCACCAACACGGACAATCAGTTTCATTTTAACCGCTGCATTGAACATAGCTCCAAATGCGTTCGGATGGTTAGGTGGATCGCCAGCAAGCTTGCGGACATCTTCAGCATGAAATTTCATACCGCTGGATGCCATTGCTTTTATAATCGCAAGTGTTGCTTCCTTCCAGTCATCGGGAGTGTTATCGATGACTTTGGCGCATCCAGCTTCTTTGAGGTTATATCCGCCCATCATGCTGCCCTCCTTACGCGAGTGTTAGCGCGGTCTTTAGTGTATCCGCAGATCATCAATCCGTTGATCAATGCTCTTGGCGATACATCGTCATATGGAGGAACGAGGAACTGGTCAAATTGCTCCCACTTGTCCTTGCTTAACTTCTCACTGGCATAGTCCCACCAGATCATGCGAGCTACTAATGCGCGAGCATATGCTGGAACTTTCATAATGTCTTCAATCCATTCCTCTTGAGTTTTAATGCGAAGGTTAAAACCATCAAGCCATTTGTTTCGTTCTCTGATATTCATATATTTATATATTTATTTATTAAGTTTACTTCTTTTTCTTGTCTTGTGTTAATTTAGTATATCCTTTTCCTTGAATCACATCAAATTGAAAATCGCATTGACGATTATCAAGAAAGTCTTTCATGTCTGATGCCTTTATTTTGTCACCGAGGAACTTAACAACTTCTTGCATTGTTGCTCCAGAAGTGTTTAATGCTCTGGCAACTTGGGTTGGATCAATGTAATCCGTTCCTTTGACTTTCTGTAGCTTGTATCCGGGAATTTCTTCACCGCTAACAAGTTTCTCCTTCGCCAATTCCCTTGCCCAGTCAACCAACTGATCGTTGAAGATTGCTGCCTTGGCAATGAATGCCGCAAGCGTTTCTGGCGAGTCTGCCAAATACTTCTTCAATTGCGCGAGGTTGGCGTTTAAATCGCTATCAACAATCTCCAGTGTATCGGATGCTGCCTTGCCAAGTGGAAGGCACTCTTCCTTATTTTTACACCAGTTACAATACTCGGAAGGAGTTGGTTTCTTCTCTGGATCGGCAACTGCCTCCAGAATGTTTTCAACAACCATTTTCGCTTGCTCGTAAGTGAAGTGGTGCGTGACTATTTGTTTCTGGTCGCAGAACAATAAGTAGCAAGTCCAACCCGGAGCGAAGTCGCGTTCCATGTTTCCGTAAGCGTATGCCGCCATCTGCGCATAATAATCCCTCCGAATTCCTGACTTCAGGTCAAGGCTTGTGCATTTTGATGGAATGCGGGAATCCTCCGTGCCGATATGCTCAAGCCCCGGTGTTTGAACTTTGAGTTGAGATTCGTCTGATATGACATTTTCTCCACCAGCAATTAAACGCACTTGGTTGACTGCCCATTGAACCGCTTCCTTGTCTTCCGTGGATTCCAGAACTCGGAACTTGCTGGTATCTCCAGCAAGAGCGAAGCGGAATGCCTCGTCCATCCGTGTTCCTCTTGCTGCCGCTGGAGAGTTACCTCCAGCGGATTCATAGCAAGCGCACTGCTCAAGTTTAGGTAGTGATGAGTGACGGATCATTTGAATGCCTCAAGTGCTAAAATAAACTTATCAGTTGCCTCCAAGATGCGTTGGCGATATGCGCCTTCTCCGAGGTCAGTCCATGATTGTCCATCTGTCAGTTGTCCTTTAGCGGCAAGGAAACGAGTCGCAGCATCTGCAACAGGGTCAATCTGTGCCTTGATGCCATCATACCAGTTTCCAGAGTCCCACGGAATTTCTGGAGCATCCTCGATGACGATCTCGTTCAAGCGTTCTGGAAATGTTTTCACAACCTCTGCATTCTTGAATGGCTCAACTAAAGCGGAATGCTCTGCATCATTTTTGAGCGAGTGCTGAACATAAACTTGTGTTGCACTAACTTTAGTTGCTTCATTTATGACGCTCGGTGCTGATGTCCTAATGTTTGTTGGCTTGCTATCGAAATCCTGCACCTCTTCAGCAAGGTAGACTCCGCAAAGGCAGGCAGGAAACACTGCACGGACACCTTCAGCTACAACGCGAGCGGAAAGCATCTGGTCTGGATACTGCCGCCATGTTGCCTTGCCAGTGAGTCCAGCGGCATTAGCACGTTCCATTGTCCATGTGATCTCAAGCTCTCCACCTTGAGCGTGAGCGAACTTTGCGGAGCATTTGCTTGGCCCTCTGCTTGTCCATTGAATCTTGCCGCCTGCTGCTTGGAAGCGAGCAAGTGCAGCTTGTGACTTCAGTGCTGGTCTGCCTTGGATGATGTCAAACTCGCTTGCTACGCTTGCTGGATGCCGTCCTTCAGATTGAGCGACGAGCATCAATGCTACCGCTTGCTCTGGAGACTTGATCCCGAACAAGCCAGACTTGGTAATGGCTTTTGCCATTGTTTCGATGTCCGATACGGACTGGTTGTGAACTACGATTTGGTTATTCATATATATTTATTTTTTGGTTGTTTTGTTTTGGAAGGAATCTCGTTTGTCGCAATAGTTGCGGAATTGATGAAGGACATTTTCTTGTCCAAGTCGGAAGCAAGCATAGCAGCTCCCAATACAGATCAAGAACAAAGTTACGGCAAATTCAGCACTCATTTTGCGGACATCTGAACTGTTGCCCAGTTGTGGAAGATTCTCGCTGGATGCGATTCTTTGCTGACTCGCTCATGGTGCTTGGCAATACGGATGGCATTGCAGAACGATTTTGCGCGAGGCACTGTGATTCGGATTTCGTCGAGATCATGCCGCTGCGCTTGTTTAAGCTGGAATGCGAACAGGTCGTGGATTTCGGTGAGTAGTGGATTCATTGTATGTATGTATTTATTTATTGCGCTTCTGGCGTTGTGCCGTCTGCTTGGAATCAAAACTACAGCACTGCATTTCGATGTAAAGTTTTTTTTAAACTTTTTTTAAAGCTCGTAGAACCGCATGGAATCTACGTTTGCGGACATCAAGCCTCGCGGAACCGCATAAACACTACGCAACAATTTTTTTCAGATTAGAAAAATAATTGTAGAAAAATGTTGACACTCTGAGAGCCTGATAAAATCAAGCTCTGCGGTCATTGAAAAAACTGCCGCCGCAAAAACATTCCATCGGCATTTCAGTTTCCAAGCAAACATTGGAGCCGCATGATTCGGTTAGTCGTGCATTTTTGCGCTTCGATCCAGCTTTCTCAAAGGCGTTGCCAACGATATATTCCAGACTCTCGGATTGCACAATCACGGCAGTTTTTTCAAAATCAAATACCACTGATTTGCATTGCTGGCTCAGTGGTCAAGCCTCTGTAGATTTCCTGCCTCTGGCAGAGAACATTTTTGCGATGAGCAGACCAGTCGATCTCGTCAAAGTTTGAGCGAAACTTTTTACGATCCATCGGGCGTTCATCGTCGCCTTTCCCGTTCCTGTTCCACTCGGAATTTTTGATAGTGTCCATTAGAATTCCTCCAAAATAATTTCAGCGTCTTCGATGGTGTCGAAGTAGCATTCCATCTCGCCAATGTCGCGTGTGTAGTCTGGTTGCTCTACATAATGCAGCAAGTCAGCAATGACCCGCTTGCACTCTTGGATTCTCTCACAGAGCGATGTTGGCCCTCGGTGGTCAACCCACTCAACGCCACACGATGGGCAATTGTGGGACAGGTCTTTCATGTCGGATGCGTGATCGGATATAATGCTCATGTTTTTTTTCAAGAGTGAGTGCGCGAGGATTGAACTCACGCACTCCAACTAATTTTCGTCGCCAAACGTCTAAACTTATTCTGGCTTCTCGTCGCCTTCCGCTGGCGTTTCTGCGGTGGCATTTGCCATGTCCGAGATGGTTTTCTTTTCGAGAAGATACAGGGCAACTGTCATCTCAAAATTAAACCTCTTGAGACGATTGATGACATCGATGAACACTTCGTCTTTTGACACTGCGTCAATGTCAATGTCCTTCAAGACGTGTTCGATTGCCTTGACTTGATCCTCGCTGAATCCTTCTGCCTTTAGTTCTGTTTGCTCGCTCATTTTTTTATTGATTTTAGTTTGCTTGTTTTCTTGTTTTGTTTGGCTACCGACACATTCATGTTCGATAGCTTCTTCTTGGATTGCCCATTGGATATTACCATTGGCACTCCAAATTTGATGGTTGCTGATGTTGACATAAATTATTTTTCCCGTTCTTCCAGCATTGCGTCTGCAAACTTGTATGCAAGTTGAGCTACTTCCTCCGCTGGAGCCTCCATAGCTTCCTCATCTGGATTTGCCAGTATTCCTTCAAGTGCGCGTCCAGCAAACCAGTCTCGCATTCCCATGCCAGAGTTTGGTCTAACTTTAGGTGTGTGTTGATCTCCTGCGTATGCCTGCACGGGGAATGCAGGGTGATTATTTATTTTTGCCATATTCTATTCGTTTATAAATGGATTGTTTCTGCGGTATTGGCCGTCAACACTGCGTCTTTCCTCCGTAGTTGTCCAGAACTTATCGCAAGCCCTGCTAACTTCGCCAGACAGCTTAACCAACCATGCGTCTGCTTTCTCCTCCATGCCAGATGAGTCTCCAGCACCCTTGGCCGAAAGCATCTTTAGTTTTTGACCTCGGTGCTTAGTCATTTTGTGTGATGAGGAATGTTAGTCCCGCAAGCAACGCAACTGGAGACAGGCACAAGAATGCCTGCCAGCAGTGCTGGAGCGTAACGAGGATCGGTGTATTGATGAATGTATCGATGATGTTCATATTATTTTTTCTGTTCGGAAATTGAGCAAAGGATTTCGGAAAGTTGCATTTTCACGGCATGAAGGTCTTTGAAGTTTTGCTCTCTTTGAGTCCTTGCCTTTTCCCAATCTCCGTCCTTGACGTAGTAATCACGCGCATTGAATTCGACTGCTGCCAATTTTTCAATTGCAGCGTCAATGGCGTAGTAAGCATCGCTGTATCCCTCCAGAAGCATTCTTGCTGGAGTTCCGTTCATGTGAATTGTGGGTGTTGTTGTCATATATATTTATTGTGTATCGTCAGTGACGATGCCGCGAATCTATAAGGTTATTCTCGCATGGCAAGAATTATTTTAGAAGTGCCGCTGCATCCACAATTCCTTCGCGTTCTCAACATCCATCGTTGGCTTGCCAATCCGCATATTTACTGCGTTGTGCAGGTCAATACCCCACTCAAAAAATCTGTTCCAGTCTGGAGGATTTTCGCTCATCCACTCGTCAAGATGTTCCTTGCACGGACATCCATTAAACGGAATAGAATCGCGCCAATCGTTGAGCCAACCAGTCATGTTTTTTCCTGACCTGTGACGCAAGCCAAGGAGGTGAAGTTCTGCCCAGAACCTCGGCCCATTGAGAAGTATTGCTGGCACTTCGTCGCCTTGTTTGCGCTCCACTTCGTCACCTGCTCGCTGCACCCATTTGTTATGCTCGTCCCAATCAATTCCTGCCGCTTGACAAACAATGCGCTCGATTTGCGTTGCCGTTTGATGCTCGGAAACATCATTGCTGACCTCATCCTCTCGGATTCCAGCCTTGTTGCATAGCCACCCTTCTACCATCTGATGCAGATTGACGAGAAATGCGCCATCCTCGTTGCCGTAATCGGCTACAGAGCATTTAAGGTGTCCATTGGGCAACCATTCCCAATCTCCAGCCTTGACATACCGCATCGCAACTGGATCAATATTTTTAAGCGTGATCATTTGTCATCCCACCAGCAGGCAGCGGCAATGCAAAATCCACCTGCGATAAAAGACGATATTGCAAGCACCAAAATTGTCCAAGTGTGAATCGTCATTAGAAAAACAATCCGTTACTTTTTCTTTTTGGATTTTGCCTTGCGTTGGACGCTGTATGCGATGGCAAGAGCCTGCTTGATTGGCTTTCCAGATTTGATTTCAGTTTTCAAATTGCGTGTGAAGCAATTTTGCGAGGCACATTTTCGTAATGGCATAGTGTTATTCTTCTCTGTCAAGTTCTGTGTCGAATTCAGCTAACTCATACATTTCGTCCATGTCACCATTGGCATAGTCTTCTGTTAGCTGAATTATTTTTTCTTCTGATATTTTTTTGGGGTTGTAGAATACATATTCATCTTGAACAGGAATCATCTCCCATCCTTCTGGCCCCTCTTCTTTGTCAGTTACAAGTATGTTCATTTTAGTATTAATGGTATTTTTGATTTTTTCATTGTCCCAACAATGGTTTCTTTGCTGCCTTCTCTAACTGTTTTCTTGGGATGACTGCTTGCGTAGTCAGGAAAAAGTTTAACTGGATCAGCGGGTGTTTCAAGAATAAAATTATTGGCATCCTCTGGCCCAAGCATCATCCAGTCGTAGGAAGGATGTATTCTGAATTGTGGATTTTTCAAAAATTCATCACGAAGATATCTTTCAGTGGCACTCATTTTAGCCTCTTGCTTTGGATCATCTCCAGTATAGATAGCAAAGGCATCCATATCTTTTGATAATTGAACCGCTGCAACAATATCCAAGTTTTTACCTTTATTGAAATCCATTGACTCTAACAATCGTTGTGCAATTGAGGGAATGAATGGTATTCCACTAATCCTGTCCATTGCGCTTCCACGTTGGTTGAATGTGAATTTAGACGCTTCTTCTGCAAATGTTTTGTTTTTATATTTATTAACAATTTTTTTATACCAATCTTGATCCTTGTATTTGCTAATATGCTCATCAAATGCTTTATCGAAAGCAGCAATATTTCCTTTTGTTGCTTGGGATTTCATTGATCCAAGTGCGCTTAAAAAATCTGAACTTGGTTTATATTTTTCAATGTTTTCGTTTTCAAATCTTTCAATTAAATTAAATTCAGATTGAGTTATTTCATTATCTTTTAATAATTTTTGAGCTTTTTTGTATCGTTTTAAATGCTTATCTGGATTTTTTGCTCCAAGTTCAAGAATAACGTGCAACGCATCAAGTCGTTCTTGCGGTATTGATGTAGACATTGAATCAACTTCAGACATTACATCTTGAACAAATTTGCGATTGCTCTTATGCGCCTTTTCTTTCATCAACTGGATAAGTGCCATTCCAGAAGTTGTATTCTTAATAACATTTTTTGCTCTTGTAACAAAAGCGGCAGTCATATTTGCCCAAACAGGCTTAAACCCTCTTCCATCTGGCAATTTAGCTACAGCTTGATTTGATACAAGCCAAGGATGCAATGGCCCACCCATATTTGATCCTCTTGTGTTGTGCCTGTCAGCTTCCAACATTGCAACTTGTTCTCCTCCAATTGAAGATATTCCAGCAACATTTGGAAGAACAGTTGTTTGTGGGTCTAATTCGTATTCAATAACTCGACCATCCTCTGTGGGATTTGTCGCTATTTTAAAGTATCCTCTTTCTGGAGTTTCAGATGGCAATTTCCCATCAACAGAATGCGTGAAATCTGGTTCAATTTCTCTCTCTAATTCTTTTTTTGCTGTCTTTGGTTTTTTACCTTCGTCACGCTCTGGCATGAACTGAATGCCACTCAATGGTTGCTTCGTTGGCAACTCGCCAGCAACAGGCTTATCGTTCTTGTCAAGAATTGTGATTATATTTTCGTCAAATACGACGTAGTTGTGAGTTGGTGCTGTCTCCGCACTTTTAATTTGTCTTTCAAGAGCAGCGAGTTCTTGTTCGCTTGAAGTTAGCCAGTCTTCAAATTGCTTCCGCATTTCCCAATCTCTTGGGTTATTTTCAAGTGTTTTTCTTAATTGCGGAACTTCTTTAAGAAGCTCGTTCCGACGATTGATGTCGGAGGCACTTGTTCTACTCATGCCGTCAAGGTAGCGTATGCCGGGAATGCCTGCTGCAAGCAATGCTTCAGATGCTCGCTTCTCTGGAGTTCCTTGCGCGCTTTCTCCAAAGCTATCTGAAATCAAAGCGTAGAGCGATCCACCTTTTGTTTTTAATTTATTTAACTGTGCATCAGCAATTTCTTTTGGAGTGCGCTCCTTGATAAGTTGTATCAATGAATCACGAACACTTTCTGGTTGCTCACTCAATGGCTTATCCCAATCAAGTAAGTCTTCGTCTTTTACATCGATATCGACTTTGTAGAGGTTGCCTTGTTCAAATGTAATTTCTTTTTTGGATTTAATTTGGTTTAACGCATCATTGAACTTTTTGGCGTATTCTAAACCACCTTGTTCAACTGTATAAGGCTCACCTTTTTCAGAATCTTTTTGCAGTGTTTTTCCAATTTGTTTTGCTCTGTTTATTCCTTGATGGTAAACTAATGAAATTGCATGGCGAATTGGATTTTTGTAATCGTCGCTTCGCAATGACATTCCTTTCCATTCATATACTCCGGGCGAATTCCAATCGGTTAGTTTCTCTTTGTATTCTTGAGCAACCTTTCTCGCCTGTGCAAAGTAAAGCCCCCATCCATACGCTTGCGCTCCTTCGCCAGTTCCGATGTTTGCCAGCTTGAACTTGTCCACTTCAAATGGAGTGCCATGATATGCAGGAAGAAAATTGATGAGTCCAGCGGATGACACTAAAGCGTTGGAGAATGGCTTGATTACTGCGTCAGCTTCTGGTTTTGCACTTGTTTGAAAATCAGCGGGTTTGATTGTGTCAGCACCTATCATCTCAGAACTTTGTGGTTTTTCCGAGATAGTAGGTTCCATTTCCACCATGTTGCTGTGTAGAACGCCTCTATCAGCATTGAACCTGTCTTCCTCGCTGGTTGCCTCTTTAAGCTGTCCAGATTCCTCGGCAATACGATATGCCTCCTCACGATCTACAACGCGCCCTGTGTCTGTTTTAAATCCATAGTAACGGGATTCACGATCAGTCTGCTCATCAGGCGCATTTGGATTGGCCACCTTGTGATTTACACCTTCACGGACTTCGCCAGTGCGAGGATCGGTGTAGGTTGCAGAAACGATGCGTTCTTGGTCTGCTGGTTTTTCTTGCCTAAAATCAATTACAGGAATTTCAGTTATTCCAAGTTCTTTTGCTGCAATTGCACGATGTCTTCCATCCTCTTTTCCATCTTGATAAATTGCAAGAGGATCAAGTTTGCGTCCTTCTTGCATCATGTTTTTTAGATCGTCAATGTTATCCCGCGATGCTTCGTCAATTTCAAGCGGTTTTACTTGAGACAAAAACTCGTCTGGTGACATTTTTACAATTTTTCCACCACGTTTTGCGTAATCTTCGTTGGAATACCACTTTCCTTTTTCTTCAATTGGATATTTGGTTTTTTGTGTAACTTCACCTTCCATGCGTTCTGGCATGAAGTTGATTTTAGCAAATCCGTAGTTGACTGGAAGTTTTGTTGCGTTCTCGTTTGGAATCAATTCAGCAATGTGGTCAACGCGAATTGACATGATTGTGCGATTCGGGTCTTTGCCGCGAGGATCACCTTTGCGACGAGGAATTTTTGTCCTTTCAAGATTAGTGTATTCCGTTGCCTTGTCGTAAAGATTAAGAAGATCGTTGAAAATTACTGATTTTGCTTCTGCTATTTTTGGATCAGCATCAAGGTCTGTTTTGCCGGGTTTTCCAGCTTCCCAGTTTTTAAGATACTTAACAAAATCATCAAATGTGCGCTCAAGGTTATTATCCCAGAAGCGCAAGCGTCCCGGCATACGCTCATTCCACAAGCGCATTTTATCAAATATGCGTCCAACAGAAATTGTGGTTACAAGGAAATTGCCCTTGCTCGATAAGTGCATTCCGATTGGCACAAGATCATACATCTTTGGCGAGAATGCTTGATACTTGCCATTGTCGTTCATTACTGCCGCATAATCCACGATGAACCTTGTTCCGTCTCCACGAACGATGGCATCGTTGATTTTAAGCATATGCTCCTTGAGTGTCCTTGGAACAAGACTTTCTGGCATATCCTTGATAGCTTGAATCTGAAGCGGAGTGAATGTTCCTCGATACGTTTCCGATCCTTCCTCAACAGGTTCAAAACGATTAGGTGTCCCGTAATCATCAGTATCCAGTGCCTCTGTAATCAGCTTTTTGCGGTCTGCATCAATTTTTTTTGCGTCCTTCGGCTCATACATGACAGGAGTTACCCCATCTGGTTCCATGACCAAATCACGCGAGACAACAAGAGTTCCACCTTCGGGAACTTGCAATCCTTGCGCTTCCGCTGGAATGTCGCCATATCCAGAAAGTTTCTTCATTCCAACATCAGTGCTTTGGAATGTTCCTTCCCGTGGATTGGGCGTTGTCACAGGCATTGACTCGCCAACCTGATTGCCGTCCTTGTCGAATACCTTGAATTTAAATTCTGTTTTGAATAGCGGAGAATCTTTGCCGAAACGCTCAATCAACGCAGAGTTTTTCATCATCTGCGCCTTGCTGATAGCAGGCATATCAGCTTCTTGCGCTGGAGGCGAAATTTCGCCATTTAAAGAAACTATCTGGCGCATTGCATCTCTTGCTGCCGCCATCGCTTCTGGCGGGAATTCTGCGCGTGTATTAGCGGCAGTAACAATGTCACCTCGTCCTCCAAGTCCGTAAAAACGATCAATTGCACGATCCAGCAGGTTTTTCTTTGCCTTGATCCTTGCACGATCCCACATGGCAAGTGTTGCGGAATCCAAGTCATTTGAAAGATGTCTACTGGATACTTCGCCAAGCAAGTCTGCCATGACTTCGCTTTTCATGTAGTTGGCAACCTTGTTTTCATCCAACTGACCACGGGATTCATCCCAAAGATTGTTCAGCTTTGAAAACGCTTCTCTTCCTTGCGGGTCTAAATGGCGAAGGTATCCATCATTGAAAAGTTCAACGAGTTTTGCCTTGGAGAAAATACCAGAAGTTGTAGCCTTGATGTTTCCAGCGGCATCGCGGATTTCGTTTTGGAAAAGCATTGAACGCACTGGAGCAAGTGCTTCTTGGAATTCTGGCACAACATCCATGAAGTGCGATGTTTCGTGAACCAATGCTTCGGTTGGTGATTCACCAAACAACTTGATGCGCTCACGAATGGAGTCTGCATTGATAACAATCGATGGTTTTCTGCGGTCAAATGCAAGCCCTTGTTGTGCGGGATTTGAATAAAATCCAGCTTGGCTTGCCATCTGTGCAAGATCAGCGTCTGGAACATTGCTGTTTGCTGGATCATTACGCAACTTTTGATAAATTTGATCAGTCGAAAGAACATTGAACCCAACATTGTTCTGACCACTCTTCATAACACCATTGGTAATGTCTTGAAGGTTTGCGTATGTCTTCAAAAACTCCCTGCCAAATTCATTGCGCGTTTGCACATTGGCGCGTTTAACGTGATCAAGTGCAATCTTGTTTTTTTCCACTTCCGATTGAGCAAGTTTGATTTTTTTAGCATCTTCCGCTGAACCCTTGTAAGCTGCCATCAAGTTTGCAAGGTCAGATTCACTTTCGTTCAGCTTTGTTTCTCTTGCAGAAATAGCATTATCAAAGTCAGAAATTTGATCCAAGTTTGCTTGGGTTTCTGGATCAGCTTCTTGATACCTGCGATGGATGCGAGAATCGTCTGAAATACGCTCGCGTTGCTCAATGATAGGGTCATTGCCCATCATCTTGCCCTTGATATGCTGCAATGCGCGTCCACCAAGAGTGATTGCAAGCCCATCGGCAAGCATCTGCTTCATCTCCTCTGGATCAGCGGACTCTAATGCTCCAGTAGCAAGAGCAAGCGTAGTTCCGTGGATTCCAGTTTTTGCATACTCAACGGAGTTGGAAAGAATGTTATCAATCGTTTTTCCTCCACGGGAAAGAATTTTAGCCTTCAATGCCGATCCTTCAGCGGATTTGCCGAGTGTCTCAAATGTCTTGCCAAGAGGTGCAACCTTGCGAGCCTCGGCAAGCTCACGCACAAATGTTGGAATTTCAAGTCCAACCTTTGTTCCTTTCAACACTCCCCTTGCAGCAACTCCACCAATAACACCGCTCAAAATTCCAGTAACTGGAGATTCATCAGAAACGCTATAACCAGCAATGCCGCCAAGGACAGGAGTAGTAATGTTGCCAAGAATTTTATTTACTTTTTCTGCGGCAGGTTTCCATCCCTCAATCGCTTTTTCAATCTTGCCTGCACCTTGAGCAACCGCTTCTGCTCGCTCTGTGCGTTTTTTAAGCATTTCTGCAAATTGAGATTTTCGTAATGCTTGTGCTGCCTTGTTGATTTCAGCAATTTCATCAGCGGATTTGCCAATGTATTTCAATCCTTTTGCGATGCCTGTTCCTGCCTTTGCAACCGCTGAAACAGCACCCATTGTTCCCATGCCAAGCTCACCGGGAAGCAAGAACTCACCAGCAATTCTTACGCGAGCATTTTCTTCTGGCAATTCAGACTCCATATCAGAAGTCAAATTATCAATTTGCTCACGCGCCATCGCATCTTGTTGAACTTTTGCTTCTTCAACAGAAATATTGTCTCTTACTGCCAATTCTTCTGGCGATTCCATTTGCGATTTTGCAATGTATGAAAGCGCATCTTTTGCCAACGGATTATCAAGCATCCTACTATAAACAGTTGGATGTTCACGGAAGTATTCAGCTTGAGCTTGCGAAACTAACCTTCGTCCTTTCCAGCGTTCAAATCGATCTTCTGGATTTACCAAGCCAAGTTTTTCACCAGCAGCATCCGCCCAACCAAAACCACCTTCTTGTGCTTTTGCTGTTGCCCATGCTACGCTTTCTGGAATCTCAAAAGCTGGAGCCATGAACGAGTAGAATGAACTTTTAGCTTTCTTTAAGTTTTTATAAAATTCCTCATCACTAACAGTCATGTCACTTGCTTTAATAGCATCGCGTCCAAATTCAGCAGCACCAAGAGGAACTTTTACTCCAAGTTTTGCTACATTTTTAACAACGTCAAATGCATCTCCTCCAAGATTATACCAATCTTCCCAAGATGTAGGAACTGATGGCATCTTTGACTTTTCAACCTCAAAAATGCGCCTTGATTGAGCGTCATCAAGCGGAATATCTTTGCGAGCTTGAGCTACCTTGTATTGCTCATCGTCGCTTAATGCGTTGAACAAATTTTTTTCTTCATCGTCAAGCTCGTTTGAACGTTTATTTGAAATAAGTCCAAGGAAAATATCTCCGCTGGATTTTTGCGTTGGAGCAGGTTCTAACCACCTTTCGGCAGACTCAAAAAAATCACCTTGCGGTTCTTCAACTGGAGCTTGTTGTGGTTCTGCCGAAACCTCCTGCTTAACATCTTCAAGAACGCTTGCTGGCTTTTCTTCTTGAGGTTGTTGAGATAGTTCCGCTTCGACTTCTGCCTTGATTTCGTCAAGAATGCTTGCCATTTTATCTATTTCCCAAGAATGATTCTAATGTTTCTCCGTATTGTGTTGCTGTCTGGCGAGGAACCGCTGGTTGAAATGTTGGTTGTGGAACTGGAGTAGTAGTAGGAGTTGGTTTTGGTTGTGATTTCTTTTTCAACTCTTCTTGTTGTTTAACAAGATCAAATAATACTTTGCGCTTTGCAAGGAAGTCTGGAGAGTTTCTTTGATCTACTGGAAATTGTTCAAGCTCCATTGAAAGCGTTGAAATTTGGTCTTGTTGAGCTTGTCCTGTAGTTATTTCTTCTGGCATATCAAACTCAACAACAACTCGTTTTGGTTCTAAACCATATTCTTTTGCAAGTGAAGTATATGATTTTTTTAATTCACCATATTCATCACGTCGAGAATCGTATTGTTTTTTAGCCTGTCCAAGAAAATCTTTTCTTTGTGAATCTGAAAGGATTTGACCATTTAAAAGTTTATTATATGAAGCAACAACCCTATCTGGAACTCCACCTGCATTTTGAGCATTTGCGTATTCGCCCTCACGAACAGTTGATCCGGGATCAAGAAGTTTCATGTAACCAAAAATCAAAGACATATCTCCAGCAGCAGAAGGTTCACCGCCAGATGTTTTAATACTTCTCCATGCGCTTTGAATTGTTTTGAAGTCTTTTGTTTGACCTACATATTCATCGCGCAATTTCTTTTCCGTTTCAAAATTAACTCCAGTGTCCGTTGCTTTTCTTGCTTCAGCTTCTGCCTTTTGTTCAGCGGCAATTTCTGATCGGCTCATTTTTTCACGAGGTTCAACACGGAAAAATGGAATTCCATTTTCGTCAACTTCTTGCGTGTATTTTCCTTGCTTGAAACCGGGAATGTCACGATATGCCATTTGTTGGGCTTGTTCCTCTGTATCAACATCTCCAGACTCTGGCATTTGAATCTTTACTTCTTCTTTAGGTTGAGCTTTTTCAATTGACAGCAAAGTTTTTGGAGGTGTTTTTTCAAGAACACTTGGAATTCCGTAAGGTTCAAACTTTGATTGAATTTCTTTTTCTTGTTCTGGAGAAATCAATCCTGTTGAAACCTTTCCAAGTTGCATTGATTTAGGTTGTTCAATTGGTGCAAATGGCCCAATTCCAGAATTAGTTGATGCTGTTAAATATTCAGCAGAAATATTTTCAAGTGCTTTTGCTTGATCTGCAATGTTTGCAGACATATCGCTTTCTTGCATTGAAATAGTTTCTGCTTCTGATGGAGTTAAATTAAAATCAATTTTATCATCAGTTGTTTCCGTTGATTCTGGAAGCGGTTCTGTATCTATTGAACGATAAATTCTTCTTTTTGCTCCAGCGGGAACAGAACCTTCAATTCTTTTATCAATTGCATCTGCCTCTAATTCTAATTTTCTTGTTTTAAGTGATTCAATATATGGATCGTATTGTTTTGATTTAAGAGCGGCTACTTTCAAGTCATGCGCTCTTTCAGCAAGTTTCTCCTCTTTAGCTTGCTCGGTCTTGTATTTAGCAGTAATGCCTTCAGTAATGCCTCCAACAGCAGCAAGAATGCCTTTGGAGATACCTTCAGACACAAGTTCTGGACGCGAGGATGGAATAGGAGCGTATGTCAATGGCTGAAGCTGGAATTCAGCTTTGCGAGTAACATCAAGCGGTTGCAATCCTTGCAATGCGCCAAGATTGGCAAATTGAGGTTGGAATTTGTATCCCTCGCCAGAGTATGAAATTGCCATAATTAAACGCCACCAAATTTAAGGTCAGATGAAGAAGGAAGCGAGAACATATTTGCTTTTTTAGATGCTGCTCCTGCACCTTGATTCACAAGTCCTGCCAAAGCGGGATTTACAGAGGTTGTAGGCGCATTAGAATATGTTGATGGCAGCATACCGCTTGCCGCACCAAGATTTGCAAGTGCCTCTTCACGCGATTTGTTGAAATCAAATCCACCACCAGTTGCTTGCTGTCCAGCGGTAGCCTGCGCTTGTTGAGCGGCAAGAAGTGCATTTGCATCACGGATAGACTGCATTGAACCCATTGTTGCAAGTTCTTGGCGAGCCGCTTGCTCTGCTTGCTGTTGGCGTTGCGTTCCAGCAGTAATTTGCGATTGCTTTAATGCTTCTTCTTGAGCTTTTTGAGCGGCAGCAGCTTGAGCGGCTTGTTGCGCTTGCATTTGAGACAAAAATTCCATTGTTGGATCAACTGGGGTTCCGCCTCCACCACCGCCCTTGCTTTTAGTTTTTGTTCCAAAAATAGCTTGCCGTCCATAATAACCAACAGGATTCAAAAATTTATATGGTGAATTTTTTGAAACCTTTAATGATCCACCCATATTATGCTCCTCCGAAAGTTAAACCAGTTGTAGTTGGAACGGAGAACATATTTGAGCGTTGCTGTGTTCCTCCAGCACCAGCGTTTGCCGCCATTGCCATTGCTCCTTGTTGACCTCCCATTGTTCCAAGAGATGCTTGACGATACTGACCAGCATCACCAACAGGAGATGGCGTTGCTCCTCCAACTGGAGCAGATGCCTTTTGTGCAGCAGCCATAGTAGCTTGATCTTGCGCCTGTTGACCAACATTCATTCCACTCAATGCGCTTTTTGCAGCAGCTTCGCCTTGTTGTTGCGCCTGCATTCCAGCTTGTTGTTGAGCTTGAATTTGAGCTTGCTTTTGCCTTTCCGCTTCAGCAGCAGCTTGAGCGGCTTGCTGTTGTTGTTGCATAGCCATGAATGCAATCATTGGATCAACGCCAGAAGGTTGCTGTTGCTGTTGTTGTTTAGGTTGTCCTCCCATAAATTAAAAGAATTTGTTGGTTGTTAGCACGGCATTTAACTTTGTTCAAGAACTTTTTTGCGAGCTTCTTTGCAAAGTTCACTTCCGGGTTCAAATTGTCTGCAAGAATTTGGTCTATCATCGTAAATTTTGCAACAAACAAATTCTCCAACTTTGCCATCAAGTGCAATGCAACGATTATCAATTGTTTTCATCAACGGATAATCTGTCCTTACCATTTCTTTCGGAATGTTTATAGCGTCTGAACGATCTCGTCTCAATACAGGCCAAGACCATTTGAAACAACAACAAGCACCGCATGATTTGCAATCAAAATCATCTACTTGCTCCATGTTACAGGTCGGAATCCAAGGTCTTCATTAACCAAATCTTCATATGGCGCAAGGTGAGAAATATTGGATATTTTAGCCTTCAATTTAGGACAATCAACATACTTTCCTTCATGCCTGTTTACGCAGTTGAAGCAAATAGGATAGAAGTCTGCATTAAGCGACTTGTCTGGATTGTTCTTCCATTTGTGGTAATCCTTAACATATCTTGTCGGGTCTGGCTGAACTGCGTTGTCTTCAAGATACTGGAAAATATTTTCATCAGTCCAATCTCGCATTGGATACAATGACATTGGCGAGTTTTCAGCGTATCGAATGTCAACCGCAAGCGGAACATGACCTTTAATCAAATCTGTATCGCTATATTTAGTTCCGATATACACTGCTCCCCAAGGCCAGTTAAATGTGCCTGTAGGACGCTGCAAGACATCAGTAACGCCACACAAGAAATCCTCACCTTCCTTTGGTCTTTCAGTCCCAAGAGAAAGACACACGGCAGTTCCTTGACCCCATTGGTAATACTTGATAAAATCAAGCCTTAACTCGCCAGTCTCGACATCTGGCCCGTCTGCAATCGCTATTTTGCTTGGAGCATAATCGTAAACTTCCAACTTCCACTCTTTGATCAAACGATCCGAATAAGCGTATCGCTCGCGAAATTTTGGCTCTCGATATTGAATGACAGGAAGATCAATTCCTGCGCCAAACTTGATCAAGTGCAGAAGTGCCGTGGAGTCTTTACCTCCGCTCCACAAAACCACTGCTCTGGGCCACCTTTTGTTCCATTCTTTTATTTTATGTATTGTTGTATCTATTAGTTGTTTCATTAAATAATAATCGCTACACCTGCCAAAGCACCAATTGCAGCACCACCAGTTGAAAGCATTTGACTTTGTTGCGCGTTTGCGCTTGCGGCATTTTGTTGAGCATTTTGGAGCATCATTTGCTCGTAATTTTGCTGACTTTGCTGTTGGTTTTGATTGATTTTTTGAAGTTGTCCAAGGTTTGAATTAATCCAATCTGTTGTCGATTGATTAAGTTGCTGCGCTCCTTGCATAACATTTCCTTGATACTGCTGCATTGCTGCGAGATTTTGAGATTTTGCGGCTTGTTCAGCGGCAATAATAGACGCTGGATCAAGACCTCCGATTGGTGCTGGAGTTTGAGCCAGATAACCCTGCTGAATCGCAAGGTTCTGTAACCTTGCCTGCCTTCCAGCTTCTGTTGCTTGATCGTAAACGGCAGACCTCCCAATTAGGCTATCAGTCCCAAGTCCAGATTGGTTCATCAATCCTTTTTTGACTGCCCAATTGTCCATCCAAGTTTTTGTTGCGCCCAAGTTAGTCGCTTCTGCAACTTTAGAACCAAGCTCATCGCGCATCTTGGCGATCTCTGGATTAAGCAAGCGATCAAACTCTCTTGAGCGTTGCAAATTATCCATTCCGAATTCCGCTGCCTGCTGCGAAGTCTTTGCAGCATCAAATGACTGCATCAACGGAGCTTGAGATGCGTAAGATTTAAGAAGATTTGCTTGATTTTGCAACATCGCAAGTTGTCCTTGCGATTGTATATTTAAACCTTGAAGTGCTGCTGTTGAATCTGGTTTTTGATATGCCATAAATTAATGCAACATTATCTAAATTGTTCCACTAATTGGAGCGTAAAATTGCCCTCCAGTAGAAGATGTTTTTGGAACATATTGTTGTCCACCATATCCAGTAATTCCTTTGCTTGCAGCTCCAGCACCTTTTGATGCCGCTCCATATCCTTGTGCCGCTCCGCTAACAATATTTCCTGCCGCTTGAGCATATGCGCCAGTCATTGCTCTGTCTGCTGCAAGATTTTGAGCTTGTTGCCCAAGCAATGCGCCTTGGTAATTCAATTTGTTTTGCATCGCGTTTTGTTGCAAATTTTGGAAGTTTGCTCCAGCTTGCGCCATTTGATCAGAGACAGATTGATTAAATCCTCCAATGTTTCCATACATTGCATTCTGCCAATTTTGAAGTGCTTGCAAATTAGATGCCTTATTTGCTTCTTGCGCTGAAATTGATGTAGATGGATCAATGCCTCCAACCGGAGCTTGCATTTGACGAAGAATTTCTTGCTGCAATGCAAGGTTTTGCTGATCGTAGTTAGCTTTTGCTTTCAATGCAGCATCGTATGTTGCAGCTTGCCCAATAGTGGAATTGCCAAGTCCAGTTTCGTATCCTTGAATAAGACCTTGATTACGCGCCCATTCATTCATGTAGCGAGTTGCGTTATCCATGCTTGCAAGTCTCGCAAGTTCTGCGCCTTGAGCTTGCCGCATTTTTGCTGCTTCTGGAGAAACCATTTTCTCAAGTTCACGGGAACGCTGAACATTAGCCATTCCGAGTTGAGCAAGTCGCTTTGATTCAGCGGCGGCATCATACTCCTGCTGCGCTGGAGCCATTCTTGCATAAGCATCAAGCAATTGAGCTTGCGTTGCTTGTTGCTGTGTTTGGGCTTGCTGCATGGCAAGCATAATAGCCAAATTCCGCGAAGAATCTGGTTTTGTCAAATACTTTTTAGCATCAACTTTTTTTGCGCCACCCATGATTAAAAATTGGTCATACTATAAATTTCACGATCTGTTTTTGTCAAACCTAATTTAGTCATAATTTCATTGCTAAAATTAGGGCGATCATTGATTAGCGGAACTCCGATATATCCGGGTTGTCCAGAAAGTTGCGAGTGTGCTTTCCAATCGCTCATCACTTGGATGACATCTTGTGGTCGCGTGTGTTGTGGGTGAAAGGCAGGATAGACGACAGGAAGAAATACATGATCAGAATATCCAAATAACTTGCCATTAGAATAATGCGCGTAAACATTGATATTCGGATGTTCGATGATTTCATGGTCAAATTCTTGTGCAAAATCTTGCAATTCGTAGAATTCATTTGATCCATGCCTTGCTAATTTGTATTCAATTTTTGTTCTCATATATTTATTTAATTTGTTCCAACTACCACTTCATTTCCGCTCAATTCCGTTGGCAAGTATCCTTTGAACCTTTCGGCTTGCTGCTGAATAACCTTGTTCCGTGTGGCAAAATTACCGCATACAACGCAAGGCAGGCAATTTTCAGCATCAATTGGAATTGGAACAGAAGAATAAAGAGGCGCAACTGGATCATCGCCGAATGGTGAAACAAATCGGTTAGGAAAACTGGTAACTTTTACAGAAGCGTCAACGATGGATGGCATATTAGCAAGGATTTAATATTCTGTATTGATTTGCCGCTGCATTTGCGGCCTGTTGAGCAAGAATTCCAGCTTGTTCCTCGGCGTGAGTAAATGAAATGCTTGACAGGAACGATGCTGCTGCCGTTGCTGAAATTGATGACAAAGATGGACAAGTCAAAGTCACAGTTCGATAAACTTTGGCATACCAACTTTGCTGGTCTGTTTGTGGAATTTCATACGGACTTGGAAGAAGATCAAGAGTCAAAGTTGATCCATCTTGAGCAAGCAAACAAGATTTTTTTTCATCCGAATTTGGAACGCCAGTTGACCTTTCGCTCCACGGGTCTTGAAACATCCTAATAATTTCTACACCTAACTCTCCACACCATTCAACGAGCATAGAAAAGCCCTTATCTATATCCGTTGTGAGATAAGATTCGCACGTTTCTGCAACTGCATTTCGAGTTGCAGATTCAGTAATCAAACGTCGATGCTGCGTGTTCAAAAAACCAAACTTTTCAATCTCTGGCGCGAATGGAGTATCCTGCCATTGGTAGTCTTCAGTTACCGCCAGAATGCGCGTGTCAAGAATATTTTGATACGGCCCCTTGCTGCCTCGATAGGATGCTTTGACATCTACTGTGCCCCCAATTTCGCAACATTCCAGTTCAGCGTAAACAAACTGCTTGAAGTCCATACCATCACCGAGCAATGCGGTTTCAACTTGCGAATAAATGCGATTGAATAGTTCAGTCGTTGAACCATCGGCATTGATGCTCAAATATGAATCAACTCGATTTTGAGTAAATGATTCCCAAAGCGAAATGTAAGAACCATCGTTTGTCGCTGAATAATCAACGGAGAAATGAAAGCAACGAGGTTGTCCATCAACAATGCCTGTAGTCCACTCAACAGGTCGCGTTCCCGTCCAAACACCGCACCAAGCAGGTTGGCGCGATGATCCCATTTCCGCTGCAACTGCCCAATCCATGACCATTGTAGCTGAATTTAGTGGTTCAAGATACGGAATGCTATAGAGTAAATAATTCTCAAATGATGTAGCGCAAATGCCAGTTTGGTTGCCTGCCATGTATGCCTTTGCTCGCACCATTTCGACATCTTTATACAATACCTGCGACGAAAGGTAAGCGTTGCCAGCAACGTCCGCTGATACAAGTCCACCTTGCGAAAACCACCACATTTGACCAGCTTGAAACGCGATGGACTTGCCAGCGATGCAACCTACATTCGCAAACAAAATAGTCTGGAAATTAGGCGTTGTTCCCCATGCCGCCCTGTCGTAAATCCCGCTTGAAAGAGCATAGGTTTCACGATCTGTGAATACATACAATTTCTGGTCGTTATTCTGACCTACATAGTTCACCAATGCCGTTACAGGTCGAGTAAACGAGAAGTCTCCGCGCCCTGATCCTGTAGTGCGTTCCTGCCAACTTGTAGGGTCGCCAAGATCAGATGCAAGCACGATGTTTTTGTTAGCAACCCAAAGTCGATTTCCAGAATATGCCATCCAGAAACCAATTGGAACGTCTGCATCTTGCACTCCAGTTGTATTTGATCCGTCCCAATACACAGGAGCATTCACGCCATCTTGGATGAACAATACGCGATGCGATGGGGTAACAGAAACATCGCCACCAGTAGAAATGTTTGCTGATTTTGTTGCCAGAGTGAAACAAAATTGTGAAACATTTGGATCAAGCGAAACATTTGTAAGTTGGAATGGTTTCCAATCTTGAGGTTGCGTTAGTGGGAATGGACTCCAATAAACCTTGCCGTTTACAGCAAATACAATGTATGGCAACTCATCCGCTTCAACTCCTTCGCCATTTGTTCCGTAAATTTGCGTAGATGTTGTAGCATTTGCCGCTTTGAATTGCTTGTTTGCAAGAAAAAGAATGCCGCCTTGAAAGTTACCCGGAGGCAATGACAAACGCATGGATTGTCCCGGTCTTGTTTGTGCAATTCCACCTCGAAATTGACAATTTACCGCCCATTTCACTTGATTCTCTGGCAACGCCCAAGGATTGCGAACAGAGTTAATTCCTTGAGTCCAACCAGCAGTTGTTTTTACCTGCCGACCAGCTGTAATTTGAGGTGATTTCATGTTACCACATCACAGGGTCAGCACCATCACCTTCCGCATAGCAAACGGAATTGATTTGCGGCACTGCCATAGCGTGACCATCAATTGATTCTTGTTGGTTTTTAAGGTATCCAAACGCAATCTGCCAATAGCGCATAGCTTGATCAGCAAAATCCTTGTCTTCCAAGTCAACTGCGTGAACCGCTGCAATGATTGCGCGTTCTTGTTCAAGCGGGATATAATCATAAACGCTCGAAATGCTTGGATTGGTAACTTTGTAAATGATCCTTGCCCACGCACAAGGCTTGCCAATGCGGATTCTGCGATACTGCGGATTGATTTCAGTTGGATGATATTGACCGATCAAAGTCATGTCGTTGCTGCGTCCGTAATCCCATGCGTAAAGGCTAACATATCCGTCCGTAAGAGGCTTTTCAATGTGTGCAACGCTTTTCACAAAGATTGGATCGGAAATTGCATCAACAAAGAACGTGGATGACACAGAATTGCCTGTTGTCGTGTAAGTCTTGCGTCCAGTTGTTGATGTTAAATCACGCGCATTGGCAAGCGTGTTGTAAAGCTCGAAAGAATTGTTATCAATGCGACGAACATAGTAATTTGTATTCGGCAACAATCCAGTTGGCAGCGTGTCTCCTTCTTTTGCGCGAGCTACAAGCAGCGTTCCTGTCTCGTATAGCGATGAATCAGCAACAATGTTGTTGGATGGTTGCACTGTGACATCACGAATAATGTCAAGGCTCAACTGACCACTTCCAGTTGAAGAAAGAATTACTGGAGATGCGCCGTTATACACTCGCACAGAATCACCTATGATTTTAATAGTGTAATTAGTTGCAGCAAGCAGAGGAGTCGGCAATGTATTAGATGAACTAAAACGAACAACTTGATCTTCAGTCAAGAACGCAGTATTTACAGGTTTGATCAAGTTTGAGTCAACTGATGGAGAAACTTGCGTCCGAATCGCGTAATATGTTTGACCAGTTCCAAACGAATCAATGTTGATAAGCGTTGTCAATCCAACGTTTGCGTATACTTTTGCAAGCGTATTTGATGCAACGCTCAAATAGAATGGTGTTACTCCATTATCAATTGAAGGAGATGTTGTTGGAAGAATATAATCTGTTCCAAAGTAAATTTGTTGACCAGTTACAAGAGTTGTAAAATCTCCAAGCCAATTATTTGTAAAATCAACTCCAAATGAGCGTGAAAGAACAACATAAAATGTTCCAGTTCCTGAAGAAGTAATATTTACATCGCTAAAATCTGTGTTTTGAACTGTAAATGTTTTATTAATTATATCTGGAGATTCAGCCCTGTATGCAGTGCCTGATATTAATGGAGAAGGCAATACTCCAGTTGAAGAAAAATTTACAAATACACCAGTAGATGGAGTTATTGTCACATCTGGAGTTGTAGCATATCCACTTCCAGATGTTATTACATTTAAACTTGTAACAATTCCACCGCTAACATTTGCTGTTGCAGTTGCTCCACTTCCAGAACCTCCAGTTATTTTAACTTGCGGAGCTTCCGTATATCCGGAGCCTCCAGATATTTGAGTAAAGTGAGAAAGAAAAGATGTTGTAATTATTGCTGTTGCAGTTGCTTGTGATCCAGACAATTTTTGAGAAGTTATGTTTACACCACTTGCCGGACTGCCAAGCAATGAAGAAACAGAATATGTAAATGTTTTTGCCGCTGCATTTACAGAAATAATTGTTATTGTTCCATTAAATCCAGATGGTGAAGCTCCGCTAATTATTACTTTGTCTCCAACAGCATAGCCATGCGTTTCATTTGTAGTTGCAGTTGCTATTGTTCCAGTATATGCGGTTGAAATTATTGTTCCAGTTGCTGTAGTTACAGTTATTGGAGAAAGTGTAGTATATGTAAATGTATTTGCACCAGTTACATTTATTGTAAATGTGCCATTATATTCGGTTTCAGTTGCGCCACTAATTGTAACAACTTGACCATTTCCATATCCATGAGCATTTAGCGCAACATTTGCTGTAGTTCCACCAATTGTTCCAGTTAAATTTCCAGCAGAAATTGTTTTGTTTGCACCAACTTTAGTTATTGATGTTACTTCTAACAATTGCTGAACTGGTTGATCAATTGTAATTGTTGGTGGTGTAACATATCCAAATCCCGGATCAGTAATTACAATATTTAATAGTGTGTTATTTATTGTGTCTCTTACTGAATAGCCTGTAGCCGTTTTTTGTTTTCCATACAATGGGCTTGTTATTGGAGGAGTTGGAGGGTCTGAAAATGTAATATTAGGGTCTGAAACATATCCGCTTCCTTTAAATACAACTCTTGTTGATGTTACAACTCCAACTACAACAGCTTGAAAAACTGCACCATCTCCAGATGGAGTAGAAATATTTAACCCAGTTGCTGTAATTTGATTTTCTTTACCAGATTTTGCTGTTGCTTGAAGTAATTTTACAAGAGAATTTGTTCCTGTTCCAGCAGTTGTAATCTTGATTGGATTTACAAAATTTGTTGTTGTTGATGCAATGGCATCAGCTTGATTTTCGTGCAATGAAACAGAGAAATCGTCAACAACATTTACAAAATAATTTTGATTTTCAATTAATGGTTGCGGCAATGTGCCGCCATTGGTTGTCGCTTGAACTTGATCTCCGTCATTAAAATAATGCTTAACATTAAAAACAAGTTTTGTCTCTGGAACGATTGCCTTCCGAACATCAATGTCAATCGGAGACATTGAACCAGTTGTGTAGATCGGATTGCTATTACTCTTCGCGTCAGAAAGTGAACTAAAAATGTTTAAATGCGTCGAATCTATCGGTTGTGCAAAGTATGTTTTCTTTTGTTCTAATGGCGCAGGAAGCGGCAATGTGGGAAAAACAACCTCGTTAGGCGAGTCAATAGCAAACGATGGAGCAGATGCAAATTCCAGCGAAGTTATCACTTGAGCATTACGCTGATCGCGTAATTGCATTGTTCCAAATCCAACTATGCTTGAAAGCGCGATTGGGTATTGCAATGCTTCAGCGTTTAGCGAATCGCTGAAAAGCTGGACTGTAACTGCGTCAATAACTCCAACATAATATGTTTGACCATCGTTTAGCGGAACTGGAATTGTGCCTGTAAGAACCCTTGCCGACATTCCTTGACCAGATGTCAACCCATGTGGAGTTGAGGTTCTGAAGTCAGTTATTGGATCAACCGCAACATCACGGGTTGCAATTGTTGCGTCATCTGGAGCAATCGTTCCATATTGGAAATCTTGCTGCGAGTGAATGGAAACAAGAATGCCATCAACTCCAGCACCATTTGGCATCTGCGAACGGAGATTGCGATTATTTTGATCAAGTCCAAGAACGCGAATTTTCTTTCCAACATCGTTATTGCTTTCAGCAACCGCAACAAGTTGTGAAGGCTGAACAATGTCCATCAGCGTTGAGACATAGCCTCGATCATCCCATGCCCACTCAACGGAATTATACATTCCCCCTTTGTTCACATGGTATTGGAACAAACGATTGCGGAAGTATGTCGGAGAACCATCGACGTTGACAGCAAGAGGCACATCAATGCCGCGAGGCAATGCGAGACTGCAACGATCCCAACCAGTGCAGACATCGACCTCCGCTGTGGTATGCGTCCAGTGTCCAGATTCCATCAAGGTCTGAACTGCCTGCTGAATTTTACGAAATACCTTCTTGGTATCTGTTGATCCTAAAATTTCAGCGCATTCATCGAAGATTTCCGAGACAAACATGGCGCGAAATTAGCGCATGGAACCTTCTTGTGCAAGAGAATTCAGAAACTCTTCATCAGCACCCATTGCAGCGGCTTCTGCGGCCATTGCTTCTCCTTCTGGAGCGGTTGCGCCACCCTTTTGAGCTTCAACATCTGCCTTGAGCGTTTCAAGGCCAGTTGCAAGCTGTGTGACGAGCGTGTAGATGGCATCAAATGCGTCAGAAGGCATTTCAACCATTACTTGACCACCAGCAGGAGCCATGTCAGGAGTTGGTGCGGCCATTTCACCCGGCATCGCGTCTGTTGTTGGTGTTGGTGCTTCAGTTGGAAGCTCATTTTTAGGAGGCATAAATTTTAATCTTCGTCTTCTTCAGTTTCGTTCTCTTCGGATTCGCCAGAAGCAGCTTTCAAGCCCATCTCGATAGCGTCTTCATCATCCTCTTCTTCCATTTCTCCATCTGGCATTTCCTCGCAGCATTCTGGCTTGATACCACAAATACATAACTCAACTGAATGACGCTTTTCAGTTTTGCCATTGCGAGTAATGTCTTCCATGCGTTCCATTACTTTCTTGTAATGGATAATTGCCATACCTTCTTTTTTGAGCTTTTCCAAACCTTTTACATTGTCAAAGTAAAGCGAAGGATAGTGATATTTTGGAGATTCGCTGGATTCATCAGAACCCATAGAAATCGTCATTCCACCAGATTTTAGTTCTTCTCCGAGATCAATGAAATCGGATTTGAGTTTAGATTTTTCTTTTGTGTATGGCATATTAATTCAGAATATCAGGCCAAGTTGCTTTGATGCCAGCAAGATCATCTGGAAGCGCAGTCAAAGTAACATCGCGGAGTGCTTGTTTAGCGGCAATGATTTCAGCTTTCTTCTCTTCGTCGTTAGCCTCAACTGCCTTCATAAAGTCAATGTCAAGCTTGGCGAGTTTAGGAGCGCGAGCGGCACGGAACTTATCAAGATGAATAGCTTTCGCCTTCTCAATGTTTACCTTTGCGCCAGTTTCAGCATCAAACTCGTAAGCGTTGAAGTAGTCATTATCAATGTCAACTGACTCAACGATCTTGTATTCTACTCCTTCTGGAACATCCTTGATTGCATTATTAACATCTCCAGTAGGGATGACTACTGCTACTTGTCCGTTTGGTTGTGGGTAGGTGATAAACATAAGATTAGTTTCCGAAGATTGCTACATTTACTTGAAGGGTGTCTCTAAATGTTGAAAAATCAGATACTTCAAATCTAACAGATGCTGTTGATTGCCTACTATTTCTTGAGAGAGCGCAAATGACCCCGCCATTTGTTGGATTTGTTCCTTGACTATCTCCAGTAAGCAAAACACTATAATTTGCATCAGCCAATGCAGCAGTAAAATTCACAGTATAATCACCAGTTCCATTCTTCGTAATGCTGGATACATTGTAGCTGGAGCGGATTGTTGATCCTTGGAATGTAATAGCAACGGCATTTAGAGCAGTAGTTGCAACAGTTGTTATTGTAAATGTATTTGAAGTAAGAACAGTTACTGTATATGAACCAGCAACAACACCAGTTAAAACATATACTATATTACCAGTTGTTAAACCATGAGCATTTGTTGTAGTTACAGTTGCAGTAGTGCTTCCAGCAATTCTTGTGACTGTGGAAGCTCCTCCATCCCATGTGCCAGATGTAGTGCCATTAAAATTCACCCATGCTTTAGCAATCTGCTTCTGCTCGTTAGTGCCAAGTTTTGCTGCGGTGACTGAACCATTTGCAATTTGCGTTGCACCTACTGCGTTTGCTGGAATAACAGCACTCGTCAACGAAGTTGCATCGTTAAAAGTAATTCCTGCGGAGTCGATTGTTGTTGGCATAATAATTAGTTTCCGAAGATAGCTACATTAATAACTGTTACATCTGCATTTGCACCACTTGAATTTGATCCAGTCTCAATTCTAACACTTGATGATAAAATAAAACTTGAATCAACACCTCTTATTGTTGTTCCTGAAGAAACATTCCCCAATGCGACTTGATTTGTATTTGCGATAGTAACATAATTCGCATCACTCATCGCAGTAGTAAATGTAATAGTATAATCACCAAGTCCATTACGAAGAACGCTTGTTACATTACCACTTGAGCGAATGAAACGATTTGTGTTTGCTGTGCTAACTGCTCCAGTAGTATCGCGTGTTCCATCAAAGTTCACCCATGCACGGCAAGCGTAAGATGGAGCGGAACCAGTCGTAGTTGAGAACTTGGTAGCAGTATCAGCATTACCAATAACATTCCCAGTTAAGTTTCCTGTAATGCCACTCGTAGTCAGCGTAGCGGCAGTTGATCCATTGACCTTGAGATACCCTTGCGCGAGGCTGGAGTCGTTTTCTAATGAGAGTGATGTTGCCATATGTTATTCGTAAGAAATGTTAATTGTTCCAGCGTCAAATGTGTCTGTGCCGTTTACTGTTGTAAGACGAATTCGATCAATAGATGAAGAAAGCGTTACACTTCCTGCTGAAGATATAAAAACAGCACTATCTGATCGTGTAAGGTTTCCAGATGCAACCCAAGTATTTGATGAAAAATTATTTATTACCATTGTTCCTGTAACAATTGCGAGAGACGAACCAGTTCTAATACCAAAACCAGTTGTAAAAAGCGTTCCAACTATCGCTGGCGCATCTACGCACGATCCTACATATCCATTATTTGCAAATGATCCAGACCCAATCTGAATTTGAAAATGACTTCCTCCACTTGCACTTGCGCCATCAAGCATGACAGTAATCCGCTTCGCCCAACTTGGGATTCCAGTAAAGTTAACAGCAGTTCCAGATGCGGATTGTGCAGTTGCAAGTGTCAGTTGCGAATAATCAGTCCCAACACTTGCTTGCGATACTACTCCAGAAGATGACTTCAAAATACCATTGATTGATCCAATGGTTGCTCCGGGTGTTACTACTCCTGTTGTTCCGTTAATTGTTACTGGCATAATTTTAATCCTTTATACTACTGTCCATGTTGATCCACTTGGCACTGTCACAGTAACCCCAGAGTCAATCGTAACTGGGCCTGCGGTCATTGCATTTTTATTTGTAGAAATTGTGTAGCTGGCGGTGACATTCTGATCATTCTCCCAGAAGATTTCGTCTGTTCCTGCGCCAGTTGCGCCACCAGTTCCAGCAGGGCCAGTCGATCCTGTGGCTCCATCAAGGCCAGTTGCGCCAACATCTCCAGTTGCACCAACCAAGCCAGTTGCTCCAGTTGCTCCAGTTGCTCCAGTTGGCCCTTCAACACCAGTAGCCCCAGTAGGCCCACCACTTGGGCCAGTAGCTCCACTTGGGCCAGTTGCACCAGTCGGGCCACCACTTGGGCCAGTAGCACCAGTAAGTCCAGTTGCGCCAGTGGAGCCATTTGAACCAATAAATCCGCTTGCCCCTGTAGCTCCAATCGGGCCAGTCGCACCCATGAATGTGCCATCATTAGCAAGGCGAATAAAATAACACATCAAACCTTCATCGGTAAGGCGAGGTTGATCAAAAATCTCTGTGGTATTATTTGGATCGCATGGAATATTCCAAATTACTCGACCATGAGAAACCGATTTCTCAATAGTTCCATAAAGAGCATAAACAAGATTTCCAATCAGTGATGGAACTGACTCTGGAGAAATCGTAGGATATGGAACCTCTGGGCAGGCTGTTGAAGTAGAGTTAGAGCATCCGCAAGACATATAAGATTTCGTTAAAATTGCATTATTAAAAATTAAAGTCAAACATTTTTTACACTACAGTCCAAACTCCACCAGTTGGAACAGTAACAACAGCTCCAGATGCAATTGTTATAGGGCCAAAACTACCAGCGTTTTGCGCTACTGGTATTGTGTAAGATGTATTTACAATTTGTCCATTCAAAAAGAAAATAGCATCTGTTCCTGCTCCTGTTGCACCTCCACCACTTCCAGCAGGGCCGGTAGCACCAGTTGCACCCTGCGTTCCAACGCCCGTGGCTCCAGTTGCTCCACTCGCTCCAACCCCAGTAGCACCCGTTGATCCCGTCGAACCTTGTATTCCTTGGATGCCTTGAACACCCTGCACACCAGTAGCTCCAGTAGCTCCATCAATACCTTGAATTCCGGTGGCTCCAGTGCCACCTTGAATACCTTGAATTCCGGTTGCGCCAGTCGCGCCTGTGGAACCTTGTATTCCTTGAGGCCCAGTAGCACCAGTGCTTCCGTTAATACCTTGAATTCCGGTTGCGCCAGTAGAACCTTCTGGGCCAGTCAATCCTGTAGAGCCAGTGGCTCCTTGAATTCCTTGTATACCTTGAACTCCAGTTGCACCAGTTGATCCATCAATGCCTTGGATACCAGTGCTTCCCGTTGATCCAGTCGCGCCTTGCCCTCCAACCACACCAGTTGCGCCCGTGCTACCAGTCAACCCTGTTGCTCCAGTAAGACCAGATGTAACGATAGCAAAGATCAATTGCTGGTTGTTTGAGAATTGCGATACTCCAGCAGATGTAACAAATGTTACTGGTATTGAAACATAGCTATTAGAAACAACAGTTGGAGTTGCGGAGATTTGCCAAGTTTGGTAATTACTGGAATTTCCTTGGTCTTGAATAATAAATGTATCTCCCGTCTTAAATAGAGAGAAGAAAACATCAATATCATTTCCCAGTGCATCAATGTGAGAGAGCGTTACAATCGTAGCAGAAGTTTGAGTAGCATTATCCCAATACAATGTCTGAACTGAAGGAACTCCTGATGTTATTGTTGTATCTGCTTTATAGTTGTAAAAAGTAGATGACTGCCCAGCCGCTCCAGTTGCACCAGTAAGACCTGTTGAGCCAGTTGCACCAATTCCCGTTGCCCCTGTTGATCCATCTAATCCAGAAACACCTGTCGCGCCCGTGATTCCCGTTGCGCCTTGACCTCCTGTTAGTCCCGTTGCGCCTTGACCTCCAGTCGCACCAGTCGCACCAGTCGATCCAGTGGCTCCCTGTCCTCCTATCACGCCAGTCGCACCTTGAATACCTTGAATTCCAGTAGAGCCTGTAGCTCCCGTGGAACCTTGTTCGCCTTGAATGCCAGTCGCACCAGTGGCTCCCGTGCTGCCTTGACCTCCTGTTAATCCAGTAGCCCCTGTTGAACCATCGTCACCTTGGTTTCCTTGAATGCCTTGAACACCTTGAGGCCCAGTAGCTCCAATTAAACCTTGACTTCCTGTTGCGCCAGTTGATCCAATCCCAGTTGCTCCTATTAAACCTGTGGCTCCCGTGCTGCCGTCTGGCCCAGTCGATCCAGTAGAACCTGTAAGTCCAGTCGCACCTGTTGGCCCAGTTGCACCAATTGCAGCAGTATTAGCTATAGAATCCCATGCAAACCCATTCCATTGCCAACCTTTTCCTCCAGCAAAAAAAGTTTCTCCAATAAAAGTCGGAATAGGAAAAGTGATTGGCATATCTTAAATCAAAAGGTTTATTTACTTTTCTGCTTTCTTTTTGTCAAAGGAAAGTTTTAGAACTTGCCAGTAAACCTCGTCAATAAGCGTTCCGAGTTCCTCTACTGTTTCTTCCTGCAAGTCGGATAGTCTTGCGTGAATTAGTTCGTGCGATAAAACATTAAGAAGGTTGCTTTGCGAGTTTGGATTGATCGTAATCAAGCGTTTTTCGTAATCACAGCAACCATCGTCTGTGACACCATCAGTCTTGCCGGGATGTCCAAACTTAATAGTCCACAATTGACCATTAATTCTTGCTTTTACGCTTTTTTTCGTCATGGAAAAAATAATGTGGAGTCTTGTGCATTGCGTTGTTTTTACGAGGCAGGAAATAATCTTTTCTTTCAACAATTCCAAGCTCAACTCCTGCATTTAGTCGCTTATTGGTTGCAGTTGAATTAAGATTCCACAACTTGCACAAGTCTTTGCATGAATACCACCCTTTAGGAACTGGTTCGTATCGTTTATGGATACTATCTTGGATGATTTTTAGAAAGTCGTTTGGAGTCATATTGGAAGTCTCCACACATCTCCTTTTGCGCGTTGCGTGATTTGAAGTGATGATTGATGCAATGACTCGCAATACTCTCCCCACAACCATCCTTGACACCAACTAAATGTGCTTCTGCGATTTTTAGCATATTCCAATGCTCCGCGAGCAGTAAGAGTTCCAATATTATAGCAAGTTCCACCATGATATGTTCTGGCATTTTGAATCGCTACACGATGAGTATGCCCCATGATTATTTTGCGCCTGCTTCTATCGCAATATTGCTCTGCCATGTCTCTTGCCGCAGATTCTCCATAACAAGTTCCATGAGTAAATCCCATGTCTGCTATATCAACAATTTGTTCAATTCCAGAATACGGAATCAACCTTGCTTTAAGTTTTTTTGATGTATCTTCAATTGCAGAAATAATTTTGTGGGCGCAATATGATGTAACGGCATTTTTACTATTTGTTAGCTTCCACGCTCGATCTTCATGGTTGCCACAAAGGATATATGGGTCTTTGCATCCTGCCATTAGTTGTCGCAAATGAGTTAATCCAGTATCAATATCTGGAGTTATTTCATCTCCATCATTACCAGACCCTGCGCCATTTCCCATTAGCGCAGACATATCAATAAAGTCACCAAGATGAAGTATTGTGTCTGGCTTAAATTTTTCTTTGAATGCCATCACTTGTTTCCATGCTTCGGAATCGCAATAACGGGCATGACTGCAAGAAACTGCCAGCACTTTTTTCCATTTGTGTGCAATATTAGCCATATTTATTTATATCGATGCAATACTTGGATGAATGCGAATCAAATCTTTTACAAGAGATTTCTTTCTAACTTTTCTCCAGACTCCATCTCCGCTTGTTGAATCTCTTTCACCTTTGCCATTCGTATTTCCTTCCAAAGTCACAATTTCTTTCCCTGTGTCTTCAACAACAAATCCAACATGAGAGAAGTCAAATGTTACGATGTCGCCAAGTTGCGCCTTGTGCGTTTCATTATATACTTTAGTGGTGCTTGGACGCTGTAATGCCCAAGATTTTAGTCCATACGCAAGTGCTGTCTTTGGTCGCCATTCTTCTGGAGTCCTGCGTTGAAGATTAAGCCAAATTACAACTTGAGGAATAGCCAACCATTCACGAATACACCAATCCGTATAAGCGGCACACCAAGGCCAAGCTCCGGGGTTTAAATCTGTCGCGGATTGATACTCGCGGATTCGTGATCCACGATTATTTCCGCCTTCTTCCCTCACGCCAACTTCAGCAGAAGCAATGGCGATAAGTTTGTGAAGCATGAATTATTTGTTGCTATCTTTGGCAAGGATTAAGCCAACGCCAGCGGTAACTGCCGCAAAAAGTAGGCCAATATCACCAAGCGTTCCGTTAGTCAAGAATTCTTTGCCTGCGTCAGCAACTGCTGCGAGGATTGTAAATACTCCGAGGAGCGAGGTTTTCCAGTTCATTTTTTTGTTCCTTTTGGTTCGGGAAGTTCATAAGTAAAACTTCCGTATTGTGTCTGTAGAGAGATACCAAGTGTCTCGCACCCTGTCAAGAATGCCATTGCTAAAAATGCAAACGAGATGATAACTAATCCAACTGCGATTTGTTTAGGGTTCATTGTTTACGGATTTTGTTGAACATATAAACTGCTGTGAGAAGTCCCGCAATAAGAGAAACAAACAATCCGCTCACTCGCAAACCAGTTTCAATGTGTGGCATCATGCTAACCATGAAACCAGTAAAACTTGTGGTGGTTCCTAAAATACCTGTGAGTGTCGTATTGTCGTTCATTCTTCTGGCTTCTCGTTAATAGTTGAATAATCTAAATCTTTTCGCTTAACTGCATAAGTTCCTTCTGGCAAAGGCCAAGTTTCGGTGTTGCCATCCCAGCGGATGACCATTTCTACGAAATTTCCTTCTTTGTTGATGATTGCCCAGTCGTCGATTTCCATAATTAAAAATAAGTTGTGATCATTACAATTCCGGGTGCGCCATCACCTCCGTTGCCGCCAGTTCCTGTTGCAGCAGATACCGATCCTCCACCGCCACCGCCACAACCAAACCCAGTGGCATTTGCTCCTGCCCCGCCATTTCCTCCAGCAAATGTAGATGCACCCCCACCCCCACCACCACTACCATTGATTACGAGCGATGGTATTGCGCGAGGGGTAACAGCTGCTCCATTCCCTCCATTGCCAGTAGTTGAGGCAATTCCGCCAACCCCAGTTCCGCCCGAAATAAACTGCGCTGCTCCACCCGTTCCTCCGTTAAATGGAGTTGTTATTGAACATCCGCCTCCAGCACCACCAGCTGACGGGGCGTAACTTTGTCCTGATCCACTTCCTCCAGCGGCAGTTATATTTCCAGCTCCTCCTATATTTCCAGCAGGCGCACCGGGCAAACCCGCAGTTGATGCCCCTCCTGCCACTCCAACCCCACCAATACCCCCTCCGTTGGCGTTTACAAAAACACCTAAAGTTGATCCGCTTACATTTGACGGAGTTCCTGCTGTTGCATTTCCCGTAGTTCCTCCAGACCCACCAGAACCAACTGTTACTGTATATGTTGCATCTGTTAAATTGGCGGCATTTACCAATACCCTTGTGTAACCAGCAGACGCACCGCCACCACCTCCAGATACGGAAGCTCCAGCGGCAACTTGAATTCCTCTGCCACCACCGCCACCACCACCAACGCATTCAACTACAACTTGTTTTGCGCCTGCTGGTTTTGTCCATGTGCCAGCACCTACGAATCGGTCAATTTGTGGAGAAATCGTTCCGCCAGTCGCTCCGGTTGCGCCTTGCTCTCCAACTCCAGTTGCTCCAGTCGCTCCAACCCCAGTTGCCCCAGTGCTACCCGTTGCTCCAACGCCTGTTGCACCTTGAACGCCAGTTGCGCCTTGAGGCCCAAGCTGGTTATACATCACCTGCATTACTGAAATAATTACAGATGGAATATTCGGTGCTGGTGCAGTTGCTGTATTGTGGTCAATACCAATATTGGTATTGTTAGTTGACCACATGATCTGGAAATTGTCTCCAGCGGCAAAATTATCCATGAAGTCCCACGCAGCAACCACATATGGATTATTTGTTGGAACAGATACGCGAGTAGCAGAATCTGGAATATCAGTTCCATTTTTACGGAACCAAATTTGAACAATATCGCCGCCACCTCCACCACCATTGTTATGCAATTGAGCGGAGAATTGAATGTCGTATGTTCCCGAACTTGTAAAAGTAATTTGTGATCCACTAACTACTGAAATACCATTTTGTCCAATGACATTATTTACTGTCATTGCATATGCAGTATTAATAACGGCAGCAGTTTGATCAACATTGCTAAAATATGATCCGTAAAAACCAGACGCTCCACCAGCACCTGTCAAACCTGTAGCACCTTGCAAACCTGTAGCTCCCGTAGCTCCGCTTGCACCTACTCCAGTAGCTCCTGTAGCACCATCGTTACCTGCGGCTCCAGTGGCTCCAGTGCTTCCTGTAGCACCATCCGCGCCAGCAACGCCCGTAGCCCCGGTCGATCCTGTAGCTCCATCTGCCCCAGCAATACCCGTGGCTCCAGTCGCACCATCGTTTCCACTTAACCCAGTCGCGCCTGTGCTTCCTGTAGCTCCGTCATTGCCAGACAAACCAGTGGCTCCTGTGCTACCTTGACCACCTGCGGTTCCTGTCGCGCCAGTTGCTCCATTAGTTCCAGCAGTTCCAGTAGCACCTGTGGAGCCTTGGTTGCCTTGCACGCCAGTAGCACCAGTGCTACCTTGACCACCTGCAACTCCTGTAGCACCAGTCGATCCAACTCCTGTAGCTCCTGTAGCCCCTGTTACACTTGATCCCGTAGCACCTGTCGCGCCAACTAAACCAGTTGCCCCAGTGCTTCCAGAACCTGTCGCGCCTGTGCTGCCCTGAATTCCGGTAGCTCCTGTCGGGCCACCACTTGGGCCAGTGGCTCCTGTTGCGCCAATTCCAGCGGTTGCTGAACTTCCGATAAAATCAAGTTTACCTGTGAATGGATTGAATGTAAGTGCCATAATTAAGAAATTACTACATTAACAAGATTGGCATCATTTACTGTTGGAGGCTGAACTGAATATGTCAGTGTAAGCGTAGCAACAACAACAGAGTTGTTTTTATATACAACAGTAGCAATGTTGTTTGTTGTTCCGTAATATGTCAATGCAAGTTCGTCATATTCTGGAATTTGAAAACCTTGCAGATTTGCAATTGATGTTTCAATTGAATTGAATCCATCTAAAACAAGGTGACGATATTTTGCTGTGTCAAGAATTGAGGGTATATCCATAATTTAAATATAAATGTTAAGTGAGTGTATGTCCATCGTTTTGTTTTTCTTTGATAATTGAATAGTCAACTTCGCTCCGTTTGACGGCATATGTTCCTTCTGGCAAAGGCCAAGTTTCCGTATTGCCGTCCCAACGAATTCCCATTTCAATCTCGTGTGTTTCAGAATTAACAATAAGCCAGTCGTCGATTTCCATAATTAAAAATAAGTTGTGATCATTACAATACCGGGTGCGCCATTACCTCCATTGCCTGCTACTAAACCAACAGTATCGCTTGAGCAAGAACCACCTCCACCACCACCACAACCAAATCCAGAAGCATTTCCGCCTGCGCCACCATTTGATGTTCTTGATGATCCACCACCTCCACCACCTCCGCCACTCATAAGGAGGGATGGAATGCTAGTAATTGGTGTAACTATGCCGCCTGCGCCACCTCCAAGCGTCCCTGCTGCTGCTGTAGGCAATCCCGATATGCTGTTATTTCCACCCAGCCCTCCTGCAAATGCTGCTGTTGTAGATGTCCCGCCTCCAGACCCACCAGCACTTGGCCCGTGATTGGCTGCTGCACCAGAACCTGTTGTTCCTCCTGCTGCTCCTGCTGTTCCAGAAAGTCCAAAAGTTCCCTGCGGAAGCCCTGAAAAACCTCCCGTTGAATTGCCCGGAGTAGCCCCGACTCCACCACCACCACCTCTACTGGCAGAAATAAATGTTCCAAGCGTGCTTCCAGCAATAGATGAATTTCCACCCGGCCCTGCGCTTGCACCACCAGCAGTTCCACCAGACCCTCCAGCCCCAACTGTTACTGTATATGTGGCATCTGTTAAATCAGCGGCATTTAGTGTTACACGGGAATATCCCCCAGACCCTCCAGCACCACCACCAGAAGAAATTGTAGCAGCGGCAACTTTCAAGCCTGCACCACCCCCGCCACCACCAGCAACAATCTCAAAGAAAACTTGCTTTGCGCCTGCTGGTTTTGTCCATGTGCCAGAACCAATGAATCGGTCAATTTGAGGAGAAAGCGTTGCTCCAGTTGCGCCAGTTGCGCCTTGCGCCCCGACTCCAGTTGCTCCAGTAGCTCCAACTCCAGTAGCACCTGTGCTACCCGTTGCACCATCGTTGCCGCTCAATCCAGTAGCACCTGTTGCGCCAACATCACCTTGAACGCCCGTTGCTCCTGTTGCTCCATCAATGC